CCGCGCGTGGTGTTCACCCACGAGCGCGCGATGGCGATCATGGTCTCCGACGAGATGCGCCGCCGTCAGACCATCGACCCGGTGACCCGCCAGCTGCTGCAGGTCAAGAACACGATGGTCTACAGCTGGAACACGGCTTTCTACTCCGCCGTGGTGGCCAACGCCTCGATCCAGACCCTCGCCGTGTCGAACGCCTGGTCGTCCGCCTCGGCGACGATCCGCGCCGACATCGCCCAGGGCTGCTACCTGGTGGAGAACGCCAACATCGTGAGCCCCTCCGGGGTCACGCAGTGGCTTGGCTTCGAAGCCGACACGCTGATCATCAACCACGGCACGAAGAACACGCTGCTGCAGAGCAGCACGTTCGCCGCGCCGTACATCGGCGACATCGCGTCGGAGAACCTGCTGTACACGGGCATGCTGCCGCAGAAGATCTTCAACCTGGACACGCTGGTCTCCCGGCAGGTCCCGGCTGGCAACGCGATCATCATGCAGCGGCACCGCGCCGGTTTCTACGCCGACGAGCTGCCGTTCCTCGCGGGTCCGCTGTACCGGGACGAGCCCCGCAAGACCTGGCGGTCGGACACGCAGCGGGCCAGCGCCATCGGCCTGGACCAGCCGCTCGCCGTCTGCCTTCTGTCGGGGGTGTGAGGATGCCGCGCTGGCAGGCACTGATGAACATCTCGTTGCCCCGCAAGGGCGACGTCGACAAGCAGTCCGACCTGATCACGCCCGGCGAGACGTTCGAGGCGGACGAGTCCCGGGTGCAGAACCTGCTCAACCCGAAGTACGGTCCGCCGCGGATCCGCCGGATCGAGGAGCAGAGCCAGGAGATGCCGCAGATCCTGCCGCGGATGCTCTCCAACCGGCAGTTCGGCCCCCCGGCCGGTGTCCGTCCGGACCCCGGCGGCTCCAGCGGCGTCCAGGTTCTGCAGAAGATCCCGGAGATGGCCGAGCCGCAGCCGGACAGCGAGCAGAAGCCGATGGAGGAAGCGGTGGACCTGCCGCCGCGGCGTGCCCGCGCGGGAGCGCGTGCCGGGACCGGGTGAGGTGAGCCGTGGCGTCGTCTGGGATTCCGAGCGAGCCGGTGGCCGCCGTGGTGGTCTGTCCGCGGTGCGGTACTCGCGTGCGGCACAACATGGTCAACATCAACGGGACCATCTCCCGGTGTGCTGGCTGTGAGTGGCAGTTCACGCCCGGCCTGGTGACCGTCGGATCCGCACCCGGCGTTCCCGCCAGCGGCACGGCGACCACCAACCTGGTCACCAACACCAAGGGCTCGATCGTCATCGTGACCCTGAGCGGGTTCACGCTGACCTTCGTCTACGTCAACGGCGTCCAGGTCGGCACCACCAACGCGGCCTACGCCGTGCCCGCAGGCGGCACCATCTCGGTCACGTACTCCGTGGTCGGCACATGGACGTGGGTCCTACCCGTCAGCAACGGCTCGGTGGCGGCCAACGCGGTGGCGCTCCCGATCGCCGCGGGCGGAGCCGCGTTCACGGCTGGCGAGTCGCTGTACTTCAGCGACGCCGCGCTGTCGGAGATCGTGACCGTCGGCTCAGGCTCGACCGCGACCTCGATCGTGATCGCGGCCCCCGGTTTCGCGAACGCCCACAACACCGCCAAGAGCTTCGGCGATCTGGTGCTCACCTCCGCCTACTCCGGTTCCGGGGTCGGCGAGGCTGTCCCGGCCGCGCCAGGCTGGGGGTTCTGATGGCGATCAACCGCTACCGCCTGAACTCCAAGATCACGGTGACGTCTGGGACGTTCCTCCCGGACGACAACAACTCCGGCACGGCGTCCACCGCCGTCGGCGTCGGCGCGCCCGCGAACTTCGGTACCGGCAGCTACGGTCCCGCAGGCGTGGGCACATGGGGCAGCGGAGCTGGCGCGGCCGGTGGGTCGACTACGTGGCTGCAGGGCATGGAGCTGCTGCTCGATCCGGCTGGCAAGCTCTACACTGCGATCGGCGCGGGAAATTTGACCCAGATCACCTCGGCCGACGACGTCGGACACTCCGGCCTGAGCAACTGAGAGGAGCGGACCGTGCCAGCAGCGAGCAGCAAGCAGCCTGATGAGGGCAGCAAGCAGGAAGCTGAAGACCCCCGCGATGCGCGGATCGTCGAACTGGAGAAGCAGCTGGCCGCTCTTCGACGTTCACCGGCGGCGACTGTCAACGGCCTTCCGGTGCGCCTGAAGGTCGAACCGCCCCACTCGGAGCTGCACTTCGCTGGACGGATCATCGGCACCGAGTACACCGAGGTCCCCGCGGGCATGGCTGCTGCGTACGTGCAGGCCGCAGCCGACGCAGGCGTGACCCTTACTCAGGATCTGGAGGGCTGACATGCCCGGTCCGCCTCTTGTCTACTCGCCGCCGAACTACACCACCACCAACGTCATCTACGGGACTGGCATCCTGTTCACCGCGGCCACCGGCACCTCGGTCCCGTCCGATCAGAACCTGGGCGTGGGCAGTTCGTGGACCGGCCTAGGCTGGGCGTACGTCGGCGCCACCGAGGCCGGAGTCACGGTCACGTTCAACCCGACCACGCAGAACATCATGATCGAGGAGCAGCCGACGCCGGTCGGCGTGTCCGTCAACACCGCCGACCTGCAGGTCACCACCTCGCTGACAGAGGAGACTCTGGCCAACGTCAACCTCGCCTACGGCAACTGCGGATCGATCGCAGTCACGCCGCCCGGCGCGGGCCAGCCAGGCAAGTCGGTGCTGACGCTGTCCACCACCTTCACGAACGTGGCGGTCGCGGTGGTCGGCAAGAACCTGTACGGATTCGCCCGGGTGGTCTACATCCCCACCGTCGTCTCCGCAGGCCAGGTTCAGACCGCCTACCGGCGCGCGGCACAGCAGCGGATCTACCCGCTGACCCTGACGGCGATCTGCCCGTTCAACCAGATCACCTACACCGACCTGACCGCAATCGCGACGTCATAAGGAGCATGGCGATGGGCGCGAACGTACGGATGGTGACCGTGGACACGACGTTCACCTACGACGGTGCCAGTCAGCGGATCCAGGCTGGCACCGTGGTCGACGTCCCGGTCGGCAGTGCGCTGGAGACGGCGATCGGCACCGGCAACATGGTCAGTCTGTCCGTCGCACAGGACGTCATCGATGCCGGAGGCGGCGCGCCCTCGGACAACCCGGATTCGGGAGGAGGCACCAGCTGATGTCAGTTCCGACTCCGGCTGTCCCGCTGACCACTGTGAAGGTCGCCAACACGACCGGCCAGACCGTGCGGGTCGCGCTCACGGGCGGCACGTCGACCTTCATCTACACCTACGACCAGTCGGGCAACCAGACGCAGGTCGGCACCACTACGCCGCAGAACGTCCTGCTGCCGCCCGGCTACTCGATCTCGGTGACCTTCTCGGCCGCGCCGACCTGGGCGTGGACCGACCCGTACGACGTGTCGGACTACCCGCCCGTCTACTCGCAGCCGAATCTGATCACCGCGCAGGCCTCGCCGAACAACATCCTGCAGCAGCTGCCCGGCAACATCTGGGCGCCGACCCGCAGCCTGGCGGGCGGCACCGGCTGCTGGTCCGGCACCGGCTCGGCGACCGGGCTAGCGGTGGGAGTGAGCAACTGACATGGCGCCGCGGACGGTAGGCAGCATCACGGTCCCGGGCTTCGTCTGGACGATCTTCTGGCTGCTGATCGTGATCCTTCTGATCATCCTGGTGGCGTACATCATCCACCAGGCAGGCGGCGGAGCCCTGTCCCTGCACCTCGGGCACTTCTCCTTCGACATCGGTGTGACATGACCACCCTGTACGCGACGCTCGCCGACCTCCGGCTGACCATGGACAGCACCGACGCCGGTTCCGGCACCGCGGCGCAGCTGAGCGACGCACAGCTCACCCTCGCGCTGCAGGCCGCGTCCAACCGGGTCAGCGTGTACGCGGGCAACGTCTTCGACAGCTCCACGCCGCAGGCCGTACCGCCTGCCATCTTCCATGACCTGACCCTCGACCTGGCCACGTTCTGGGCGACCGTCACCTACATGAAGAGCAAGGTGCTGGCGGTCGACCACCCGGTCATGCTGCGGTACAAGGACGCACAGGGCATCCTCAACGCCGTGCGCGACGGCAACCTGCGGCTCGACGTCGCGATCCCCGGCGGAGTCGGCGAAGTGCCCGGCGTAGTGATCAACAGGATTCCGAGCATCTTCAACGGGGACGACTCGAACACCACGATCAACCCGATGACCGGCGGCCTGCAGGCCGACGTGCCGTCGGACATGTGGCGGCCCGGGTACTCCGACATCTCGGGAAGCACGTGGTACCAGGGATGACCTCGACGTTCGCCGATCAGATCGCACAGCTGCGGGAGATGACCGGCAGCTCCGAAGGCATGATCCGAGCCAGCGTCGAGGTCAACCAGGTGTACGCCCACTACCAGCACGAGCACCTGGAGTTCCACCACCCGCGCGGCGGCCAGGCGAAGTTCCTCGAGCAGCCGTTCCTCACGCACTACCGGGAATACCTGGACGACTACGCGCACACCGTGCTGCACGACGGCGGCCAGGAGGCGATGAAGCGCTCGGCCGAGCACCTGTCCGACCAGGTCGAGCTGAGCGCTCCGCGCGAGTGGGGCGACCTGCTCAAGTCCGGCCACCCGCAGGTGCACCTCGGTGCGCGCGAGATCTACGACCGGCCGCCGAAGGTGCACCGGCTCACCAAGGAGGAGCTGCGGGCCAAGAGCCGCGCCACCCTCCGGGCACGGCTGGCGGCGGGCCTCACGGTCTACTTCATGCGCAACGGCAAGGTCATGCGCATCCCCGGGAAGAACGAGCCCCACGGGCTGCGGGGTCGGCTGTGACCGCGCAGACGAAGGTCATCATGGACTGGATCATCTCGATCGGCTGGGACGACCGGCAGGAGTCGGGCTACCCGCTGCTGCCCGGCCCGGAGATCCTGGAAGAGCCGGACAAGGTCGTGCACATCACCGGCTCCGGCGGCCCGGGGTATCTCACCGAGGAGCCCGCCACCGACGGCTGGGCCTTCCAGGCACGGGTCCGCGGGCCGTCCGACGACCCGCTCGCCGCCGAGGACGCGGCACGGCAGCTGGACGCGATGATCCTGGGTGCGAACTTCCCGACTACCGTGGACGGCGTGCACATCCAGCACGTGCACCGGCTGTCGGCACGGCCTGCTCCGCTTCCCCTCGACCCGGCGGACCGCCGCTTCGAGTACACCTGCAACTACGTGATGATCGCGGGAGTGTGAGACATGTCTGCACGAGTAGCCGTCCTGCCGGTTCCCTTCAACCTGGGCGCGAACGGCAGTGCATTCCCGGTCGCCCCGGCGGCGGGTGTCGACGCGGTGGGGGCCGGTGGCACGGCGTTCGCCACCGCGTGGCCCGGCGTGATCTCGGGTGTGATCATCCCGAACAACGGCCAGGTCATGCTGTACTACGTGTGCGGGGCCACGCTCGCTGGTGCCACCCAGGTGCTCGTCGGCGACCTGGTCGGCGGTACGGGGCAAGTCCTCCCGGCAACGGCCTACCCATACACGATCGCGGCCAACTCGTCCGGCTGGCTGGGCCCGTGGTCACCGGCCACGTTCAATCAGCAGGCCCCGGCGAACGTGACGTACGCCGGAGCGATCAACGCCACGGCACTGACCGCCGCCGCGCAGGGCTGCGTCGTGGTCGACTTCACTACCACGACCACCCTGTCCGTCCGTGCGTACTCGCTGACCCCCATACAGCCGTAGGAGCCGCTATGCCGAAATTCGATGCCGGAGCCGTAGTCGAGCCTCTCGACTACGACTTCACCACGGTCCGCGGCTACTCGCGCAAGTCGGCGAAGGGCACGATCACCGAGCCCAGCGACGAGAAGATCGCAGCCTTCCTCACCAGTCTTCGCGACACGATGAAGGAGGCCGGAACGATCGTCGGGAACGGAGTCGGAGACGTCACCGACCCGACGGCCTTCTTCGGACAGCTCGACTCCTACGACCCGGAGAAGCTGCTCGGCGTGTTCCGCGGGCTGGCCACCGCCTACGCCGCCCTGTGCTCGGGGCACCCGTCAGCCGAGGAGATCATGGATCTGCCGCTGCGGGTCCGGGTCAAGTTCTTCGCCTGGCTGCAGGAGGAAGTGGTATCCCCGGAAGCCGGTCCCGGCGCTGGGATCGCGGCGGTGATTCCGCTTCGATCCGCAGCCGCCGGGTGATCCTCTGCGTCGTCAGGCGCTACCTGGGCATCAGCCCGACCGAATGGGACTCGCTGGGCTGGGACTACCAGCAGATGTATCTGGACCACCTCGATGCGGATGAGGAGATACCGTTCCACATCGATACGCCGACCCCCGGTGAGTCTTCGGGTGACGTAGGCCCGGCAACCAGGGAGAATGTGGACATCGGTGCGTCCGTGCTGGACCTTAACGCCATGCGCGCCGATCTCGAGGAGGCACGGAAGAGACGGAGAGGCGGTCCTGACTGATGTCGTTCGACGCTGGCAGCATCGAAGCCTCCCTGACCGTCCGCCTCGAACAGTTCAACCGCGACCTGGACAAGGCCGAGGCGCGTGTCCGCAAGATCGAGGCGGGCACGCACGAGGTCAAGGTATCCGCCGTCTTCGACACGGCCTCGATGACCCGGGCCCGCAAGATGTTCGCCGACCTGGACCAGCAGGTCTCCCGGGACGCGTCGATGCGGCTGCGCACCAGTCCGCAGGGGTCTGTGCTCGGCTCACTCAACGCGCTGTTCTCCCCGCACCCGGTAACGGGCTCTCCGACCGCCCAGCAGGCCGGGCAGCAGGGTCTGCTCGGCAAGATGTTCGCCACACCCGGCGGAGGCGGTGGCGGTACCGCCGGTGGTCCAGGAGGCGGCAACGCGGGCGGCGGCATCTTCGGCGGCGGCGGTTTCCTGTCCGGGATCCTCGGCCGGATCACGGGCGGCGGCGGGGCGTCCGACAAGGCTGCCATGGCCGCCGCCGCAGCGCAGACGAAGGCCGCCAAGGACATGGCGGACAACTCCAAGCAGCAGACGTCACTGCTGCAGAAGGCACTGGCCGGAGACCGGTCCGGGGGTGGTTTCGCCAAGGGCCTGGCGGGCGGGATCGGTCCGGGGATCCTCGGCATCGGGGCGAAGGCCACCGGGATCATCGCGGGGGGCGGGTCGCTGCTCGGCGCGCTACCCGCCACGTTCGCGGGCCTGGGCGCTCTCGGCATCGGCGGGATCGGGATCGGAGCCAGCGCGGCTCTGTTCAAGGGCATCCAGTCCCAGATCGCACCGGCCAGCGGGCTGTCCAGCCAGATCCAGGCGCAGCAGGCCGCCGGGCTCGGCTCGACCGCCGCGGGCGCCAAGACGATTGCCGGAGAGCAGAAGCAGCTCGCGGTCTCCCTGGCCGCCCTCAGCCCGGCCATGCGCTCCATCTACAACTCCGAGCAGCAGATCCAGAACACCTGGCAGAGTTTCACCGCCTCGTTCGCACCGCTGTTCGCCGGGGCCATGTCCTCGGTGGCCAGCGTGTTCCAGCGGCTGCAGCCCGCGCTCCAGGGCTTCTTCGGCAACGCGACCAAGCTTGTCCAGCCCTTTATACAAGGACTCGGCGACGTAGCACAGCAGATCCTGCCGCTGCTCGGCCAGGCGTTCGCCGCCGTCGCGCCGCTGATGCGCCCCATGCTCGACGGACTCGGCGGCCTGATCTCCGGACTGCTCCCCGGCTTGATCACGCTGCTGAAGGGAGCGCAGCCAGCGGTAAACGCCCTGTTCGGAGGGCTGTCGATCATCGGCAAGGGGCTCGGGCAGATGTTCACAGCCTTCGCACCAGTGATCAAGGCTAGCGCTATTGTCCTGAATTCACTCCTGTCCGTCCTGTCCGCCCTGTTCCCGATCATCGGCCAGCTGGCAGCGATCTTCGCCTCGGCGCTGGCCCCTGTGTTCTCCGCCTTCGCCGGAACGATCAAGTCCCTGCTGCCGTTCCTGGCCATCGTCGGAAAGGTGCTGGCCTCCCTGGCGGGCGCCATCCTGGGTGATCTTGTATCCGCGTTCACCGCCCTGGCCCAGCTGCTGACCAACATCGCGCCCGGACTGAAGATCTTCGCGGACGTACTGTCGCAGGCCTTTGTCGTACTGGAGAACAGCGGGGTGTTCGCCGTGATCGGCAACGCCCTGGAGGCGATCGTCAAGCCGCTGGGTGCCTTGATCAATCTGCTTCTGCAGCAGCTGGCTCCGATACTGCCCGTGATCATCACTCTGATATCGCAGTTCGCCACGATCTTGGTCACCCTGCTGGCCGCCGGGCTGACCTCCATCCTGGAGGGGATCACCTGGCTGCTGACCAAGATGCCCTGGCTGGTGCCGCTGATCGCCGCCGTGACCGCCGGGGTCTGGCTGTTCAACCTCGCCCTGGCGGCCAACCCCATCGGGCTGGTCGTGATCGCGATCGTCGGCCTGGTCGGGGCGATCACCCTGCTGGTCGTGCACTGGAAGCAGGTCTGGGGTGACATCAAGGCCTGGGCTGCGGACGCCTGGAACTTCATCTACAACGGCTTCGGCAAGTTCCTGCTGCCGCTGCTCGGGCCGGTCGGCCTGATCGCCCTGGGCGCCATCGAGCTCTACAAGCACTGGGCTCAGATCTGGGGTGACATCAAACAGGTCGGACTCGATTTCGGCCGGTGGTTCTGGGATGACTTCGGCGTGAAGATCATGCACTTCATCACCAAGACCGTGCCGAGCTGGTTCGACACGGGCGTGTCCGCGATCAAGACCGCCTGGGGCAAGATCGAACAGATCTTCAAGGACCCGATCAACTTCCTGATCAAGACCGTGTACGACAACGGGATCGAGCGGTTCTGGAACGACGTGATGGGTGCGATCGGCGGGCCCAAGCTGCCATACGTCCAACCGCTGGCTGCAGGCGGAATGATCACGTCCGGCACCGGACCGACCGCCGACGACGTGCTGATCCGCGCCAGCCGCGGCGAGACCGTCGTGTCGGCCGCCCACTCGCGCATGCTCGCACCGTTGTTCGCGGCCGTGGGCGTTCCCGGTTACGCGACCGGCGGAGTCGTCGGCAGCATCCTCTCGTCCATCGCAACGGGCAGTCTGGGAGCCCTGTCCGGCGAGCTTCTCAAGCTGGTCGGCGTCGACTCGAACACGACCGGCGACCTGGCCAAGATGTTCACCCTGATCCCGAAGAAGATCGTAAGCACCGCCATGAGCTACGCCCTGGGCGTCCTGGGAGGCGGCGGCGGCAGCGGTGTCGGCCCGGGAGTCGGCAGCGGTGGCGGAGTGGCGGCGAACGCGGCGCTGGCGAGGGTGCTGTACCCCGCGTGGGCGACCGGGCAGAACTGGATCAACTGGAACTACGTCGCGATGCGGGAGAGCGGCTGGTCCAACACCGCGATGAACCCGTCCTCCGGCGCGTACGGCATCGCGCAGGCGCTGCCGTATACCAAGTACCCGAAGATGGGCCAGCCGCCGTTCGCCGGTGGCAGCTCCGATCCCGCCGTGCAGATCTGGTGGATGGTCCAGTACATGCTGGGCCGGTACGGCGGCCCGGCCGGAGCGGCGTCGCACGAGAAGGCCTTCAACTGGTACGGCGGCGGGCTCGATGCGATCTTCAGCCACCCGACCGTGATCGGCGTCGGCGAGCGCGGACCCGAGGCGGTCAGCGTCACACCGCTGGCGTCCTACGGAGCGCGCGGCGGCGGCGGGATGGCCGGAGTCCTCGGACAGCTCATCGCGGCGGTCCGCAACGAGCGCCCGATGATCGGCACGTACCAGACGGCCTACTACGGCACCGGGGACACCGCCTACGCCCTGCGCGAGCTGACCAGCACACTGCGCATGACGGCGCTGCAGGCGACGGTGGTGGGACAGTGAGCGATCCGATCCTCAGCTCGGGCCAGTACTCCATCGACGGCCTGGTGTTCGGAGCCGGTCAGTCCGTCTCGATCGCCAAGACGGCGATCAGCCCCGGCAATTCGATCGCGCAGGATGTCCAGCTGGTCAACAACGACGGGCGCCGGTTCGGCTTCGACGTGCTGCCCGGCATGGCCATCTCCTTCACCGGACAGGCGTTCCGCCAGGGCGACACCGGACTGGCGCAGATGGACGCGTACGACGCGTTCGCCGCGGCCTGGGAGAAGAAGACCGTCCGATGGACCCCCGGCGCGATCAGTGTCCTGCGGATGTTCTATCGGGGCAGCTCCGTCACCCGGCGGGTCTACGGCCGGGGCCGCAACTGCGCTCCGGTGCTCGGCATGGTGAATCAGGGCTATGTGCCGTTCACCGCCGACTTCGACTGCGCCGACAACACGTTCTACGGGGACGTGCTCAACTCCTTCACCCTGGGCACCGCCTTCGCGTTCTCCGGCGGCGGCGTGGCCCCTCCGCTCACCCCGCCGGTGGCACTGGCCGCGGTTCAGACGGCGAACAACATGGTGCCCGCGGCCGACTCCGACTTCGAGCTGCCGTGGACCGGCAACTGGGTCGCGCAGACGCTGATCTCCTCCCTCGGCCAGTCGACCGACTGGGCCGCGATCGGCACGTACTCGATGAAGGCGGCTATCACCGGGGCGGGCACCGCGTCGGTCAAGTACGCGAACCTGTCGGTGGTCGCGGGGCTGTCCTACGAAGCCGCCATGCGCGTGCGGGTCAGCTCGGGCAGCGGCACGGCCACGCTGACCGGGCAGTGGCTCAACGGAGCGCTGGCGAACATCGGGTCGCCGGTCACCTTCGGCACGGCGACGGCCACCACGGGCAGCACCGGGGTACAGATCAGCGGTCTGCAGGCCGCCCCGACCGGTGCGGCCTGGCTGGCTCTGTCCGTCAGCTACGCGGCGAGCGGCGCCGTCAGCTTCTACGTGGACACGGTCGTCGTGACGCAGGGTGTCTACTACGGCAACGCGATCCTGAACTCCGGCACCACGGACACCTGGCCGGTCATCACGATCACGGGACCGTGCACCAATCCGTCGATCATCTATCAGGGGAACTCGGTCTCTCTGCTGCTGCAGACCAGCCTGGCGGCGAACCAGACGGCGGTGATCTCCACCGTGCCGTGGAACCGGTACGTTGGCGTCACTAGCTCGATCGGAGCCGATCCGTACGGAGCTACCCCGGTCGCCGCGTCGCTGGCCGGAGTCGTGCGCGGCAACTCGCTGGACTCCCTGATGGTTCCGGGCGGGGCGTCGGTGCCGGTCACCTACTCGTCCCAGGATCTGACCGGGACCTCGCGCTGCACGGTGTCCTGGCGCAATGCTTTCAAGATGATAGGAGGCTCGGTGCCGTGACCTGGACGCAAGGACTGTGGGCGGTCGACGGGAACACCCTCGACGCATCGCTGTGGCGCCAGCAGCTCTACGCAAGCTCGCTCAAAAGGTCTGGAATCATGGCGCCGACGGACCTGAAGGTCACGGCGTTCAGCACGCCGGGCGCGGGTGTCAACGTGGCCGGTGGCTCCTGCGTCATCGCAGGACAGGAGCTCTCGGGCGGCCAGCAGGGCAGCTACTTCGGCTTCAACAACGGCGTCGACACGGTGTCCGTGTCCGCCACCGGCGGGTCCATCCGATCCGACCTGATCATCGCCAGGGTCGAGGACCCGACGTTCAGCGGCACCCCCTGGTCGTGGAACCCGGCGACGCAGAACCTGATCTACTCGCGCGACATCTCGGGCGTGTCGGGCGGCACGGTTCTGGTGCCCGCCGGTACCACCGGCATCCCGCTCGCCCGGATCGACATCCCCGTCAGCACGTCGGCGATCACCAACGCGATGATCACCGACCTGCGTGCGCTGGCCAACCCGGCCCGCCAGACGGACCTCTACGTCAACACTCCGGTGTCGAACGACACGATGAACGCCGCCACGGACAGCAAGACGGTGATGCGCAACTGGGGGCCCGCGTTCCCCGCCGTCTACATCCCGACGTGGGCTGTGACGATGCGTGTCGTGTTCATGGTCGCGGCGAGCGCGATCGGAGGCGCCACCTATGGCATCGGCATCGTGATGCAGATAAAGGTCGGGTCGTCGATCGTGTCGCAAATCGGCGGCATGGGCGACCCGGGTGTGGGCGCGGTCCTCACCGGGTTCCAGTCGGTCGGCATGCTCGGCGACAACATCAACGTCTCCTCGCTGCAGGGGCAGACCGTGACGGTCCAGCCGCAGGCGCGCATCGTCAACAGCGCCAACGTGCAGGGGACGATGCAGATCAACGGAGCCTCCACGGAGACGCTCCAGTGCCACTTCCTCGAGGCACCGCAGTAGATGGCAGAGCACTGGCAGTACATCGCCCAGCGCATCCTGGACGGCACCTGGCTGGACCGGGTCGGTGCGCAGATGACGGCCGTCACGATGACCTGGGACCTGGCCACCGACCAGTTCCAGGGGACGATCTCCCCGCGGGACAAGGAGCGCACCGCGATCGACGGGCGCCCTCTCTTCGACGAGTGGTCGACCGCGATATACGCCGTCGAGTCCGGGGTCATCCGCTGGGGCGGGCTGCTGGTCGACTCCGATTTCACCGGGTCATCCTGGGTGCTCAACGCCATCGGCTTCCGCGGCTACCCGAACGGCAACATCTACAACGGAGCCGTCTACTCGCAGAACGCCGTCGACCCGCTGGCCGTGGTCCGGTTCATCTGGTCGTACCTGCAGTCTCAGCCCAACGGGAACATCGGCCTCACCGTCGACAGCACGACCAGCACGTCCCGGGTAGGTAAAGCCACATACATCGTGTCGCTCGGGAGCCAGACGCTGACTCAGATCGCGGCGTCGATCAACCTGACCCTGGCACAGGTCCAGGCGCTGAACACGACGGCGAACCGGATAGCCAACGGTTTCACGTACCAGACGCTGCCCGCGACGGGCAACGTGCCAGCCGGAGTGCAGGTCATCACCGCCCTGAGCCCGTACATCCTCGCCTGGTACAACGCCAGCGACTGCGGGCAGGAGCTGTCCAACCTCGCGCAGACCACGCCGTTCGACATGTTCGAGACGCACGCATGGACGGACGCGACCCAGAACACCGTGGCCCACCGGCTGATCCTCGGCTACCCGCGGATCGGCAACCGGGAGCTCGATCTCCGGTTCGTCGAGGGCGAGAACATCACCGCGCTGGTCGACGTGTCGCGGAGCGGAACCGCGTACGCCAACGAGATCCTCGGGGTCGGCGCGGGCACCGGCTCGATCGCGATCAGAACCGGAGTCGGGGCGCCGGACACCTTCCGGCTGCGCAGGTGCGGATCCGTCGTCAATCAGACGATCACCGACGAGGACCGGCTGGAGGCCCTCGCCCAGCGGGCGCTGACGTCGCTGCAGGCCCCGCTGGCCGGGCAGATCAGCAGCTGCACCTGGCAGAACCACCCGAACGCGCCTCTCGGGAGCTTCCAGCAGGGTGATGACATCCTGGTCTCGGTCAGGAACGGCTGGCTGGCCGGACAGGACATCTGGCACCGGGTCAAGTCGTTCACCTACGACCCGGCGACCAGGATGGGGACGCTCACCCTGGCACGCAGCGACTCCTTCACCTACCAGCCGTCCGGCACTACGGTGACGTCATGATCGACCCCGGGCTGGCCAAGGCGATAGCCGCCCTCAACAACGAGGTGATCAGGCTTCAGGGCCAGGTCAAGACGCTGCAGCAGGCGCAGACCAGGGGGCAGCTGGGCCAGTCCAGCATCGACGACGGGTTCCTCACCGTCGTCAGCGGAGGAACGGTCCGCCAGATCATCGGCATGCAGCCTGACGGCACCGTCACCAGCATCGACCACAACGGCCCCGCCCCGCCGATCCCCTCGACGCCGACCGTGACCTCCGCGCCCGCCGGTCTGACGATCGCCTGGGACGGCACGTTCTCCGGCGGCACGGCGCAGCCGATGGACTTCGCAGACGTCGAGGTGCACGTCTCGACCTCGTCCGGCTTCACCCCCAGCAGCGCCACGATGCGTGCGGTCCTCCTGAAGGCCGGGCAGATCACCGTGCAGCCGCTGTCCTTCGGCACCACCTACTACGTCGTCCTGGTGGCGGCCAACACGTCCAGCGTGAAGAGCGCGGTCAGCACCCAGGTGTCCGCCGTGCCGTCGACCGTCCTGATCTCACCGGTCACCGCCAGCGCCATCGGATACATCGGCGTCCTGAACGCCAACCCCTACTTCACCGGCGGCGACGTCACCGGCTGGGCCGAGCGCGCTGGCAGCGGCACCGTCAGCGTCGTCAACACCCAGCCGTCCGGCTCCCCCTACACCTACGCGCTGAAGCTGATCTCCGACAGCTCGGGCCTCGGCGAAGCCTGGGAGCCGGGCCCTCCGGCGTTCCCGGTGGTATTCGGATCGCAGTACATGGTGACCGGCCTGTTCTACACGCCGGGGACCTCGGTGAGCCTCGGGCTGTCGTTCCTGCTGGCCGGTTCCTGGGTGTCCGACGTCGTCAACACGTTCACGGTCACGCCGAACACCTGGACGCAGCTCACCGCGGTCGTCACCGCGCCGTCGTCCGGAGTAGACAGCGCCGGGCCGGTGTTCTCCACACCCGGCCAGGTCAGCACGTACACCATGTACGGCCAAGCCGTCACGGCGCTGCCGCAGGTGCCCGGCGGCCTGATTCAGACGGGCACGGTCACCGCCACCCAGATCGCGGCCGGTGTGGTCGTCGCCGGGATCATCAACGGCACCACGGTCGACACCGCCACGCTCGAGGTCGCCTCCTCGGGCACCGGCAACGGCATCTTCGTGTACAACGGCGTGCCGAACTTCGGCAACCTGATCATCTCGATGACGGGCCAGGCGGGTACGGACGCGTACGGCAACGTCTACACCGCCGGTATCACCGTCGCTCCGAGCTTCGGATTCATCGACGGGTCCAACATCCCCGACGGGACGCTCGCGGGCACGGCCCTGGCCAACGACGCCATCACGGCGGTTCAGATCGCCGACCAGGCCGTCACCACACAGCAGCTGGCCAACGCAGCCGTCGGCGCAGGCCAGCTCGCGGCTGGCGCGGTCTACCCCGGCGCGATCCAGACCGGGGCCGTCACCACCAACTCGATCGCGGCTAACGCCATCGTGGCCGGTCTCATCGCGGCCGGAGCAGTCGACGCGCTCAACATCAACACGGGCACGTTGACCGTGCAGGGCGGGCAGGGCCAGATCCTCGTCTACAACGGAGTGGCTGCGGTCGGAACCCTGTTCGTCTCGATCGCCGGACAGGCGGGGGTCGACGCCTTCGGCAACAGCTTCCCGGCCGGTATCGCGATCACGAACAACGGGACGATCATAGGGGCAGACCTCATCATCCAGCCCTCGCAGGGTGCTCTGATCGGATACAGCCAATGACGGAGATCTTCGCACCGCCCATCACCCTGACGCTTTCCGGAAAGGTAGACGATGACCGCACTGACGACGACCCAGGCTGCGGCCCTGCTGAAGGCCAGTCTGGGTGTGGCGACGCTGACCGCGTTCTCGGGGTCGGCGAACATCAGGCTGACGACCAACTCTCCGACCGCCTCGACGGCTGGGACACAACTCACAGGTAGTGGATATACGTCCGGCGGCCAGGCGGTGTCCTTCAGCTCGACGTCCTCCAACTCGACCACCGGTCCGACTAGCACGATCTCCTGGACGAATTCGTCCGGTTCGACCTGGTCCATCGTCGGCATCGAGATCTGGGACTCCGCCGGAACCCCGATTCGCTGGTGGTACGGCACTTGGAACGGCCAGCCCATCTCCGTCGCCAACGGCAACACGTTCACCGTGTCCGCCGGAGCGGTAACCGTCCAGATCTAGGAGGTTGCCGTGTCCGTCAGCTTCGTTCGTACGACGGCCAACCGCCTCACGGGCGGCGGTATCTCGGGGATGACGCTGGGCATCAGCGCGTCGGCTGGGCAGTTCGTCGTGGTCGAGGGGTATCCGTCCGGGGGGTCGTCCAGCGTCCCGGTCAGCTCCATCACGGACAACGGCGGCGGCAACACCTGGGCCCTTCCGGGGAACTACACGGCCAGCAACCCTCCGGCCATCTACACGGGCGGCAGCGGCTGCTTCCTCGCCTACTGCAACGTGGCCCACTCGCTGTCCTCGGTCACGGTGAACATCCCGACGGCCAGCGAGCTGACCGTCTGCGTGTCCGTCTACAACGGCGTCAAGACCTCGTTCCCGTGGCGTCAGGACACGACCGGCCTAGGACAGGGCCTCACGCTGAGCGTCCTGGGCGGCGGCCTGTGCGTCGGCGGAGCCAACACCAGCAGCGCCACCGCAATCGGCGGCCTGGCCACGCTGACCACACTCCACAACAACCTGGCCGGTTACGGCCTGGCGGGCCCCAACGAGAACGTCACCTTCAACTGGGGTCCGTCGCAGAACGCCCCTGCGGTGTTCGCGGAGTTCCTGGCCGCTTCCACGATCACGACCATCCACGGCACCGCCACGCTGCACGACTTCGAGTCGATGAACCCGGATGCCCTGTCGAGCATCGCGGCCACATCTTCGATGACCGAGTCCGAGATGCTGTCGGCCATCTCGGGCGCCAACCCGCACGTGGCCTTCAGCGCGATCACACCGGATCAGAACGACTCCAACGGAATCCCGCTGATCCACGGCCTCACCTCGTACCACTATCCGCTCACGACATCGGTGACGTACGACTACTGGATGTCGATCCAGGACGGCCAGCTCGGAGCCGGTCTCTACGGCGCGGCCAGGAACAGCGGCCTGACGGTCTCCAGCAGCGTGCCGAAGTGGACGGACTCGGGGAGCAACACGCTCGGGATGGTGCGAAGCTATGGTGCCGACGCCAGCAGCAATCTGGCGAGCTTCACCACCGAGGCCGATGTGCCCGGCGCCACCGTATCCGTTGTGGTCACCGGATCGAACGCCACTGTCGTCGTGTATGGACAGTTCGACTTCTCGTCCCAGGCGCCATCCACCAACATCACCTTTATCGGTTTCCTCAACTGGAACGGATCAGACCGCAGCCAGCAGGCGGTGTTCGAGGCCGGGGCGGTCACGGCCCGATCCTGCTGCGCGCGCTCCTGGCGGATCACCGGAGTAACGGCAGGAACATACGTCGCCAAACTCCGCGCCAGCTGTAGCGTCAATTCGGCCAACAACGTCGTGAATGTCTCGCACACCGGACTGACCGCCATCGTGATCGATATGTGAGCGCTGTCGGGACACGGCTGTGAAGAGCACAATGACCCGTAAGGATACGAGGAGGCAACGATGGCGACTGACCGAGGCCTGGCGGGCGATGCGATGGGTATCGGCGCCGTACTGACGGATGGCGGCCGGGAGACGGGCAGCATCCAGATTCAGAAGTGGGACGCCGACCAGAGTCACTGGGTCGCCCGCAAGCTCTTCGGACATCTGGGCGCGGTCAAGCTGGAGGACGTGCCCGGACTGCAGCTGCCCCGGGCGAAGTTCCGGCAGTTCGGCGTCGAACCGTCCGAGGTGTACACCAAGGACGACTGCAACCTGATCACCAAGGCCGGGTGGGACCACTGCCTGCTGGCGGCCAACTGGAACGGCGGCACGCACACCACGCAGTTCACAGCCTCGGTCGGCCGGATCGGCATCGGCACCGGCTCGACGACCCCGGCGTACGGCGACACCGCTCTGACCGCGATCACGAGCCTGACCGGCACCGGCAACTGGGTGCTGTGCGGCGCGGCGCCGACGATCGTCGACACCGCGGCCCCGGCCACCGTCGCCTTCACATCGAGCTTCACCTCCGCCTACGGGACCGGCGCCGCCTGGCAGGAGTTCGCCGTCGACTCCGGCACCGCGACCGCGGTCTCGAACACCGTGACCGCGACCGCCGACATGGTCAACCACGGCCTGGCCACGCCCGGCACCAAGGGCGCGAGCACGACCTGGACCGTCACGGTCACGCTGAGCTTCACGTAGACAGGAGATCTTCATGGTGGGCGTCGGATTCCCGGCCGGAACCAACACATCGCAGGTTGTGGCCACCGCGCAGAACGCGCTGACCGTGCTGCGGAACGCGCTGGTGGACTGCCACAACTTCCGCCAGTGGCTGGCTGCGTACTCGGCCGCCGACCTGGAGGCGGCGCCGGTAAGCCTGGACGCCACGAGCGCGTCGGCCATCCTCAGCGCGTTCGCGGACGCCGACGCGCTGTACCAGCTCTACAGCACGGGCGCCTTGACCAGCCCGCCGTCCGGATATACCACGCCGGGCACGTACTCGTTCGGCGCGAGCCAGCGCACCGTCATCGGCCCGCTCAACTAACGGGGCTGGAACATGTCCTTCCTGACCGGCACGAACTGCGAACTGATCTACGCGAACGACACGGCGTTCACGGCGAAGAACACCTTCACCACCGAGGTGACGATCGACGACCAGACCGGCGGCGGTCCGGCGGCCTTCCTGCCTCAGGGATTCGTCAACTACTCGCGCAAGGGCCTGCGGATCGAAGCGCGCGGCATCCTGTCGAGCACCGGCACCCCGACGTACACGCTCACCCTCAGATCGGGCACGATCGGCAACATCACGGCCGCGATCCTCCTCGGATCGGCGGCGCTGACGACCGCGACGACGATCACGAACAAGGGCTGGGAGTTCGAGGGCAGCATCATCTTCAAGGACCCGTCCGGATCCGGAGCGGCGAGCTCGGGCACCGGCGCTGGGATGATCACCTGTCCGGCCGGACTGGCCTCCCCCTTCACCTACGAACTGTGGGGCGGCGCGGCGCAGCCCGGCTCGTTCTCGACGTTCGACCCGACGATTCAGAACTTCCTCAACTTCAACGTGGCGTGCTCCGCCTCCTCGGCCTCTAACTCGATCCAGCTGCTGGAGTTCCTCGTCTACGGACTCAACTGACCGGGTGAGGCAGCGGTGATATGACCATCTCATCCGCCGCGGCCTTCGCCACCTCCACTGGAACCGCTCTCACGACCCAGGCCGTAACCGCGACTGCGGTGAACGACCTCTGGGTTGTCTTCATAGTCGTCAAGAGCGCGAGTATCACCACCACGGGAGTCTCCGGCGGAGGCGCCACGGGGTGGGTTGACGTAACAGGGAACTGGCTGGACGGCACCGGCACGGCGAACGAGTCGGTCTGGATCGGCACCATGAACGCCACCGGTGCCCAGACGATCACCTTCACCTACTCGGGCAGCGTCACCGGCATCGCCATGGACATCGATGCCCATCCGTTCCACTCGACACTGGCCAGTCCCGTCTGGACTCCAGACGGTTTCGGCACCCTGTCCAATGCATCATCGACCACTGTCAGCTTCCCCACGCTGGCGCCGTCGATCGACACCGTGAACGGCGAGCTCTACTGGGGCCACTCCCGTGTTCCGGGCAGCGCGGGCACGCCGCTGCCCTCCGGATTCGTGGCGAACAGCGACGCCAACGGCAACCCCGAGATGTACAACGTGGCGGTCACGGGGTCCGTGTCCCCGACGATGACCCAGACGGCTGGCATATCGAACTCGATTGCCATCATGGTGTCCGACCACCTCGCTCTGGTACCCGCGCAGATGCCGCAGCGCCCCGTACTGCGGATCACCGGACCGTCGGCGCGGCGGCGTCCCGCACAGCCGCTGTCGTCGTCCATCCCCGTGGTCGCGGTCTCCCTGACGGACTCCGGCGCAGGATCGGACGCTCTCGCAGTCGCAGTGCCGCTGGCAGACACGGGTGCCGGAGCGGACAGCCTCGCACTCGCGACCGCCGTTGTCGACACCGGCGCGGGAACGGACTCCCTCACCCCGGCGGTAGCGTTCACCGACTCCGGTACCGCCGCCGACGCACTCGCTCTGTCGGTGCCCCTCGCAGACTCCGGCACGGCCGCGGACACGTCCGCCTTCACGATCCTGATCGCCGATACCGGCGCCGGGAGCGACACACTCACCGTGGTCGCAACGATCCCGCTGCCGGACACCGGCGCCGGGTCGGACACGCTTGTCATCACAGTGCCTCTAGCCGACGCTGGCACAGGCGCTGACGCGGTCTCAGCCGCTCCCGCTCTGCCTGACTCAGGAACCGGCTCAGACAGCCTCACAGCGCTTGTGGTGCCCTTGGCTGACTCGGGCACCGCGTCCAACACGATCGTCATCGCGATCGGCCTGGCGGACAGTGGAACCGGCGCCGACTCACTCACCGCCTCGATCACCGTGGCACTGTCCGACTCCGGTACGGGCTCCGATGCGCTGTCGGTTACGATCCCCCTGACGGACAGCGGCACCGGCTCGGACACAGCCTCGGTGACCGCCACAGTGCCGCTGTCCGACACGGGCTCGGCCGCAGACACGGTCGTCATCGGCATCGCGGCGGCCGACTCGGGCACCGCGTCGGACGCTCTCGCGGTCTCGCCCAAGCTGTCGGACTCCGGCGCAGGCGCCGACACCTTCCTGACCGCCGTCGCCCTGTCCGACGTCGGCGCGGGATCCGACGCTCCCGCGGTCACCGTCCTGCTCCTCGACTCGGGCACCGGCCTCGACACGCTCGTGATCGGCACGCCGGTCGCCCTGGCGGACGCGGGCGCAGGCTCCGACTCGCTCACGGTCGTCGCCGCGGTCCCGCTGTCCGACACGGGCACGGGATCAGACGCCTCGGCCGTCGTGGTGCAGATGACGGACACCGGAGCCGGTTCTGACGGCCTCGCGGCCACGGTCCTGCTGCCTGACACGGGCACGGCGTCGGACGCGCTCGTTGCCGCCATAGGGCTGTCGGACGGCGGCACCGGGGCGGACGCGACTGCGGTCATGTTCGGAGTCACGGACACCGGCGTCGGCTCGGACGCCGTTGTGATCGCGTTCCTGCTTCCCGACGCGGGCAGTGCCGCCGACGCACTCGCCCTGTCGGTTCCTCTTACCGATGCGGGATCGGCCGCGGACGCACTCACACCTGCAGTCGCATTCGTGGTCTCGGGCGCCGGAGCCGACGTCATGGCGATCCCCGCGGCCACAGTGCTGCTCGGAGACGCCGGTACCGCGGCCGACACCGTTGTGATTGCCCTCCACGTCGCCGACGTCGGTACCGGGGTCGACACCCTGTTCGTTCCGGCGCCGGGCTTCACCGGCACGGTGACGTGGCGAGCCGGTGCACTGCCGCGCAGATGGCAGACGGCGGCGCAGCGCACGCGATGGGCAGCCGAGCCTGTTGCGGGCAGATGGACAATAAAGGCGACCCAGCGGTGGGCTGCCAAGCCCGCCAGCGCGAGATGGAAGGCGGTGCTCGTGGCCGGTTTCACGCCGATCGCCTCGATCAGCCTGCAGGAGATCAACATCCTGTGGACGTCAGACCTGGCCGGTACGGTCGTCGACCCGACGGTCCTGCCGCTCGTCGTGCAGATGGCGTTCCCGGTCTCCAGTGGCAATCTGAACGCGCCAGCCCAGCCGGTGACCTGGTATGCAGCCAGTTGGCTGCCGTCCACCACCGTCAAGGGGTGGGTCGCTCAGTGCCTGGTGGGCCCGGGTGGCATGCTGACGCTGACGGCCGGACAGAGCTACGACGTGTGGTCGCAGATCCAGGGGTCACCGGAGATCCCCAAGGTCTTCGCGGGCGTCCAGCAGGTGTACTGAGGATGTTCGAGCTCGGGATATCCGCACTTCAAGCCAGTGCGGGCGCGATGCTGTGCCTGACCATCGTCCTGGTGCTCACCGGGAAGCTGGTCTGGCACAAACAACTGAAGGACGTCCGACAGGACTGCGACAAGCGGGTTGAGCAGTCGAACAACGAGGCGGCCCGCTGGCGCATCGCCTACGAATACAGCGAGGAGGCGCGCAGGATCGATGCACGGCACGCAGAGCACCTACTGGAACTGGGCTATGCCAGCAACCGGATCATCGCTGCGCTACCCATCGCGCCCAAGGAGGAGCCAGATGCGTCTGCGCCTGCCGTGGAAAGATAAGGAGGATGATTCCGGCCTACTGCAGGAGGGCCGGGATGGGATGCAAGAGGCTACGACCGCAGAGAGGGTCGCAAAGGAAGCGGTGGCCGAGGCCAAGGCCCGAGAGCCGGAAGTGCAGCGCCTGCTGAAGAGGGTCCGGGAGATGCAGCGGGTGAACCACATCGGGGAACGCGTGGCAAAGGCGCTGCGCGACGGATACGAAGGAGAGGGGCAGCATGGTCATTGACCTCCTGAAGTCTGGGTTCTTCGTCGCATTCTTCTGCTCGGTCGCGTACATCATCGGCTACAGCATCCTCGCCCCCTGGTGGAAAAACCCCTGGGGCCGCGGCATGGTGTCCTTCTCCGCAGCCAGCCAGCTGCTGCTGCTGCCGACCCTGCTGCACATCACGTTCGGTATCAACTTCAGCAGCGGATTCGCCGCCTGGTACTACATCGTGTCGCTCTACCTGGACGGGCTGATCGAGGTATACCGACTCCGATGGGCCTACCGCATCCAGCAGCACGACACCCCGCGCGGACGCAGGCAGAACGAAGTGAACCGGGTCAGGGCAGATCACGATGAGAGTGATCCGCTGAACCGTTGACGTCAGCGGTTAGCATGTGGATATGCGCAGGCAGGATGTGGACCGCACCGTCGCGGCGATGGAGACGCTGCTGGAGTCCGGCGTCGAGCAGGTCGGTGTGCGCCGGGTGCTGCGGCTGCTCGGCCGCGACGTGCCCGACCGCGAGGGCGCACCAGAACCGCAGCCACGGCTCGACCCGCGGGCGGATCCGATAACCGGCTGCCTGCCGGTGACAGCACAGGGAGGCCGGAATGACGGCTCAGGCAAGGAAGAGCACCGGGTCCGCCAAGGCGGCTTCCGCGGCTAAGGCCAAGAAGGCGCAGCCCGAGCTCGAGCCCACGCACCGGGTGATCCGGGAGATCGTGATCGACGGCGTTCCGTTCGCGGTCGACGACCTCGTGGCCCTGGACGGGCTGAACGCGGCCGAGCTGGAGAGCCACGGCTACGTGCTGAAGGTGTGAACGACGAGCTCCCCGGGCGGGTCTCGAACCCGCTCCCTCCGCGGCGCGCACCGCTTCGGGCCTCCAACTGCCGGGGACTGCAGCCTGCTGCTTACAGGGCACCCTGTTCGACCAGGTGCTCCCTGACCATGGCGTAATTGTCCGCGATGGCGTCCAACTCCACCCGCTCTCGTCCTTCGCGGTCTAGACGCACCTGGCGCAGGTCGTCGTCCAGGTGCTCGCGGATCTTCCCGTCCACCAGGTCGGTCAGCACCTGGGGCTCCAGCGCGTCCAGCTCCCAGCAGTCGGTACCGTACTGCTCGACGTAGCCGTCGAACCGGCTGTCGGTGGCCTTGGCGTAGTTGGGCGGCGGGTTGTACTGCTCAACCTGGTCCATCGTCAGCGCGATGCGCTCGACGTAGCACCGGCTGCCGAACAGTGCCAGCCGCTCCTGGATGTCCCGGGGGATGTCGAGCCCGGTCGGGTCGTGGTCGCCCAGGTACAGGATCCGGGTCTTCACGCTGTCCCGCTCGAACCTCTTCAGCCGCAGGGCGGCGTCGTGGATCAGCGAGTGCGAGGGCGAGCCCTTGCACGCGGTGTAGCTGACGTCCAGCGGCGCCGCCGCACGGGCGATGACGTCGACCAGCGCGTCCTTCTCCACCCAGGCCTCCACGTGCTCGGGCTGGCCGTCCCAGTGGGTGATGCCGTACTGCTGCGCGATCGAGTTGACCGCACGCTCGGGGCTGGACCATCCGAAGTCGCCACCGGCCGACGCCCGGCCGCGGTCCTCGATGTGGTCCCAGTCGACGAGGCCGGAGACACGGCCGTCGGCGATCAGGTCGCCGAGCCACTTGTAATTCTGCTGGCAGTTCTTGGTGCCGGTGCCGTCCGGGTTGCCGGGGGTCCGCTTGCCAGCGGTGAAGTAGCGCTCATCGGGGAACGCGTCGGTGGCGATGAACCGGTAGTAGAGCTGGCGCAGCGTCAGCCGCAGCCCCTGGTCCGCATACTGGTCGCAGATAGCGTCGGCGGCCTGCACGACCGCCAGTCCGGCGGGGGTGAACGACCGCATCTCATATCGGATCTTGCTCATGTGTGTCTTCCCTGATCTCTCAGTACGTCAGCCGGTAGGCCTTGGCCACGACCGCCCTGATAATGCGCTCCGTCGCGTCATTCGTATATTCGGTCCGCGGTCCGCATTCCACCGACCGCGAGCCGTACCAGCCGAGCCACTCGCGCACCCGGCTCTGCACCTGGCCGCGCTCCATGTACTCCGCAGGCCCGTACATCACGGCGTATTCAGCCTGGTCTGCGCCGCCCGTTGCGTTCACCAGCGCATCCCAGTAGATCGCCATCAGGCAGCCCAGGCTGAGCTGCTCGCGCACCTGGATCGTTGCGAAGTTCGTCACGACGTCGCCTCCGACGTGTTGTGGAACGTGGCGTACAGGTACGCCGCGATCCCGTCGTCGTAGGCCTCGCGCTCCGAATCCAGCTTGTACGTGGGGCGCTGGTATGCGTTGGCGGCGTCCCTGATATCGCCGGGGCCGTAGCCGTGCTTGGTGTGCAGCTTGCGCGCGTAGACGAAGCCGTCATCCCACGCGCCCTTCGGCGCCACGGTGAACTCCGCCTTGAACTGCTCGGCTGGCATGCCCTCGTAGCCGGTGCCGGTCTGCGTGCGGATCACGACGCGGCCCGCGTACTGGGACGCGGCCCACACGTAGTCCTGCGGATCGGCGTTGCGGCGGTAGCGCATTCCGACTTCGAGGTGCCTGGTATCCGTCATGATCTTCCTGTCTTCCCTGATCGTTACTTCTTGGCCCGGCGGGCGGGATCGGGCCGGGGTGAACTCGGCTTCGAACTGCTCGACAGGCATGCCCATCCAGCCGGTCTTCGTGTGGACCAAGACGCTTCCGTCGCCCTTCGATGTGAGCCATACGTATTCGTGCGGCTCCGCGTTGCGACGGTACCTGCCTAGTTCTAGATCCGTCATGATCTTCCCTGTCCCTGATCTTGGTGTATCTGATGACAACTACAACTTAGCAGACTCCCCGGCCTTGGCGGAAGGGTACTTCCACCCGGATCCGTAGGGGCCGGGGATGCCCCGGCGAAGCCAGCTGTCCACCTGCTCGATGTCGAACCACCGGTAGCCGCGCGGCGAGCCGTCGACCTTGTGGGTGATATCCACAGGCTGTGGAAAAGCCTCTCCGGCCGCGTTCTTGGTGCCGCGGTGCCACCAGTCCCGGATCCGTCGGCGGTCCAGCGGCGGGTCGATGGCGTAGCGCTCAGACAGGATGGCCGCCAGGCCCTGGAATCCGGCCCTGCCGTCCTTCTCCTCCCACAGCCTGCCGACGGGCGACATCGCACCGTCTCCTCTCCTACACGGGGGCAGGGCCGCCGCCTGGCGGCGGCGACCCTGCGGTCAACTACTAGGTTATCGCCGGACGGAGACGAGCTCCAGGGCGGGAACCGCGAGGCGCTCGACCTCGTAGGCCCGGTCCGGGTCCTCCAGCGTCTGCGCGAAGGCGGTGATCGCGTTGGCGACACCGCCAGCGGTCGGCTGGCCGGACAGGATGAAGAAGTCGAGGACCGACTTCGACTCGTCGGCGGTGAAGCCGAGTCCGGTGCAGACCTTCGGCACGACCTCGGTCGGGCTGGCGATCGTGACGGCGGCCTTCTCCTCGAAGCCCGTGATCATGCTGGCCAGGTAGTCGACGGTCAGCCACTGCGAGACCGCGTCGGAGGTCTCCGACTTGATCAGCTGACCGGCCGCGCGGACCGTGCCCAGCGAGGGGCGGATGACGCCCTCGGACAGGACGCGGCCGAGGTGGACCTTGCGGATGCCCTTGCGGACGTCGGTCCAGCCGTTGGTGCAGCGGACCAGGCAGACCACGGGGGTCAGGTTGTAGGCGCCGGAGCCGGTCTCGGAGTTGTCGAAGTCCAGGCCCATGTAGGCCAGGGGCTCGTCGCCGTGGTTGAAGATGTGGTGGTCGCCGTACTGGCGGCGCAGCGCGGTCAGGTCGCGGTGTCCGGCGCGGCGCGGGCCGTTGTCGGTGCCGCCGCTGCCGTCGAACGGGCTGCGGTAGCCGTCCAGCAGGCCCTCGGCGCGGGCGTAGACCTCGGGGAACTCGAACCGGACGCGCATCCGGGTCTCGCTCAGGTCCGAGACGTTGACGATCGGCTGCACACCGGCGGCCTGGATGCCCTGCGTGACGGCCATCAGCATGTCGAGGTTGTCCATCGACAGGTTGAACCGGTCGGACAGGAACGCGCGGGCCACACCGGGCTCGCCAGCGTCGCCGCGGAACAGCCGCAGCAGGAAGCTGCGGTCGTCGGCCGCGTGCAGCAGGGTGCCGTCGGCGCCCTTGTTGCCGTGCAGCCATCCGTTGACGTTGCCGTCGATCAGGTCGTTGCGGCCCGCCTCGCGCAGCTTGCGGAAGTAGGTCGTGCCGATGCCCAGCTTGTCGGCCAGACCGCGGTCGGCGATGTCCGTGAGCGAGTAGGTGCCCGCCGCGGAGGTGACGCCCTCCTCGGTGACCTCGGCGACGGTGCTGGCGACCACGAGCTGGCCGTTGCGGCTCCAGACCGAGCGGGCCGGGGCCACGACGTCGAGCTTGTGCGCCTTCTGCGAGTTGAGGATCTCGAGCAGTTCGGCGGCGGAGGCGTTGCGGGCGGTGAGCTGTACGGTCATCTTCCCTGATCTCCTTGATCCGGGGCCGCTGCGGCCCCACTGATGACAACTATACCCGGTCTTCGGCCGTTCACACAAGCTGGCACGCAGAAAGGGCCCTCTGCGGCGGCAGATGACCCTTCCCGCACCCCGTTAGTACCCCGGCCGCGCGGTTGTAGCTCTCTCCAGTGGGGGAGTGGAGATAGCCGGTTCACGCGCGGCCGGGTGCTTCGCAGCCTACTGGGCCCAGGGCGGCGGCGGCGCGCCCTGCGGTCCGGCCTGCTCGGGCTGCGCCGGAGCGCCCTGGCCGTTCCACGGCGCGTTGCCGGGGGCGGGCGCAGGCGCGGGCGCCGCGGGCTGCTGCGGCTGGGGCTGGCCCTGCTGCGGCTGCTGCGGTGCCTGCTGCTGCGGCTGGTAGGGCGCCGGGGCCGCGCCGTAGCCCGGGGCGGGCTGCTGCGGCTGCTGCATCGGGTTCCACGGCTGCGCGGCGGGCGCCTGCGGTGCCTGCTGCGGAGTCGCCCACGGCGGGACAGCCGCGTTGCCGCCGGGCTGGGCACCGTTGGGGGCTGCTGCAGGCGCTGGCGTCTGCCACGGGTCAACGGGCGCGGGCGCTGCGGCGGGCTGCTGCGGGCCTCCGTAGCCCGGCTGGGGCTGCTGCCACGGATCCTGCTGCGGCGGCGCGTAGCTCGGCTGGCTGTAGTCCTGCTGCGGCTGCGGGGCGTAGCCCTGCTGCGGCTGCGCGTACTGAGGCTGCGCGTACTGCGGCTGCTGAAACGGCGACTGCCCGTAGCCGGGCTGCTGCCCATAGCCGGGCATCGCGGCGGGCTGCTGCGGCTGGTAGGTCGGCCAGGTCGTCGGGGCGCCGGGGCGCGGCGGGCGCACGTCGCGCACCTTGTTGCGCTGCACGCCCTCGTACTCGTCGAGCACGATCTTCAGCAGCACCGGCTTGCCGACCATCGCCTGTGCGATCTGCTCTTCCGGAGGGTTGCTCTTGACCCAGTCGGCCGGGATCCCCATGGCCTCCAGGTGCCGGAACATGATCCCGAGCGACTGGGCCGCCGACGGGCCGTCCGTGGTGATCGTCATCGGGAACCGGATCTGCGCGCGTCCGGCGTTGGGACCGGTCGTCACGCGGAACCGGACGTCCCACTGTCCCTTGGCGCCGTCCTTGGTCCGGCCCCACGTGCTCGACTCGACCACGGCGTCGACCTCATTGGTGTCGTAGACGAAGATCGAGCTGTCGGCCTGGCCGTACAGCGAGTTGAAGTCGTACTGACCCATGATCTAGTTCCTTCTTCCCTGGAGAACCTGCGTGAGCATGGTTTCCGCTGTGAATCCGGGGTGAGAGGGATCCCCGATCTTCATGGTGTAGGGCAGGCGTCCTCCCAGGCGCTCGCCGGTCTCGTACTGCGGATGCGGGCCGATGAACATCAGCCGGTTGCCGTCCCGCTCGGCCCCGAGATATCCGAGCACGTCCACGTAGTACGGCAGGTAGTCCTGGGCCTGGCCCTGGACCATCGGGCGCCAGCGGCCCTCCTTCAGGTGCGTACCGGCCACGAAGGTCATCGTCCACATCGGCTTGACCGGGTGTGTGATCAGGTCGCGGTACTGGCGGACCATCGAGGACACCTGACGGAGCAGCGCGTTCCAGTGGTCCCTCTCGATCTTGCCGTTACCGGCCAGGTCGTCGATCACCCGCTGCTGGACCTCGGTGACCGAGTCCATCGAGCAGGAGTTGAACGGGTGCTGGCCGGAGTTCAGGACCCGGTAGGTGGCGGACACCGTCCGTGCCTCGCGCACGAGCACGATCGCGGTGTCCCAGCTGCCGTCCGGCCGCGGCGGGGGCTCGCGCAGCGGATCCCAGTAGACCTTGCGGGACGGGGTCCAGTACGAGGAGCCCTCGACGTCGAGCACGAGGCGCGGCGTCGGGCCGGAGTCGGCGAAGGTGGACTTGCCAGCCTTCGGCAGCCCGTGCACCAGGAACGAGAGTCCCTGGGCCCTCCGCGGCTGCGGCGTTGCAGGCGCGGGGGCGTGCACCTGAGCGTACTGCTGGGCTGTCATCCGACGACCGCGTCCCAGATCGCGAGGCAGCCGATCCCCATGCCGAACACGAGCGCCAGGGTGAACACCGCGTGGGAGAACGTCGTGATGCTTTCGTTGATCCTCTTGTGCTTGGACTCGCGGATCGCGTCGCGCTCCGCGATCCTGTTGGCCGTTTCCATGTGACGGGCCGCCTGCTCGCCGAGGATGCCCTCAACGAGGGTGCGCGGGACGCGGGGGGTGTTCGATGATTGCTCCATCAGACCTTTGCCATCTCTTCCCTGATCGTACGGAGTGCGTCGTCCCTGTAGTACTCGTAGGGGTCCGCCTGCCGGAATCTTCCACTGCGGACAAGACTAGCAGACCAGTCGCTGCCGTCGTCCATCATCGGGCAGATTTCTCGGAAAGTGCACCACCACTTGCAGTCGTTCGGGATCTGCGTCGGATACATCTGCGAGCGCTGTACCTGGTCGATCACGGCCAGGTCGCCGCCGCTGCGCTGGTATGCGTCGTCGAGCAGCGCGCGTGCCGCCATGATCTGCGACGCCACCGTCTGCACCTTCAGCAGCGTCGCGTGGACCTCCTCCGGGGTGTAGAGGAACGGGTCCCGCCGGTAGTACGGCGGATTGGCGCGAGCGGTCCGCTTCACCCTGCGCAGCGTGTCGATCGTGCCCCCCGCGATCTTCGGTCCGTCGGGCGGCGACGCGAGGTGCTGCACCAGCGTGTAGAACCTCATCTGCGGATTCATCCGCAGCTGCTCGGCGACCTCGAAGTTGGACCCGGTCTTGTAGTCGCGGAACAGCAGCGCGCCGTCGGAGATCCGCTCGGACACCTGGTCCATCCTGGCCCGCAGCTGCACACCGGGAACGCCCGGCAGGTCGACCCGCACGTCCGTCTCGGTGGCGACGGTCCGGAAGTCGGCGTCCACGCCCTCGGTGGCCAGCCACTCCAGGTAGCCGGACACCATCGCGTCGGCCATGTCCGCCTCGGTGGCCAGGTCGGACGCAAACTCGGGAGTGCGGTTCGCCTCGATCTTGTATAGCAGCGCGAGCACCGCGAGCGGGTCGAGCTGGTAGCCGTAGTAGGCCTCCAGCGCGGTGTGTACCCGAGTGCCGAGCTGGCGGGCGCCGGTCGGCGCTTCGTCGGCTGGCACGAATCCCAGGTAGTACGTCAGGTACCAGTTCCTGCGGCACCTGGTCCACGCGTAGATCTCGGACTGCGAGATCATCGTCGTCATCTCTGCTCTCCCTTCAACACTTCGCCGTCGATTACCCGGACACGGGGACGTACGGCCACGGACATCTCGCCGCGGGCGATCTCGGCCGACAGCTCGGAGACGAACGGGATCTCGATCACGAGTTCGCCGTCGCGGTAGGCGACCTCGACGCCGCTGTAGGGCCGCGGGAAGGTGATCTCCAGCACCGCCCCGGCCTCTGCGCTACTCACCGTCTCCGCCGATCAGCCAGCGCAGTATGTCGGCGTCGCGGATGACCTCTGCGGCCCGCTCGCCCTTCTCCTCGCCGAGCTGGAAAAGCCGCTCCTCGACCGTTTTCGGGGTGATGGAGTAGACGACGCGGATGCCGCCCTGCGCCATGCCCTCCTGCCCGATGCGGTCGATGCGGGCGATCTTCTGCTCGCGTGAGCGCCAGCTCGGATCCGGCTGCATGAAGTAGATCGTGTGCGCCGCAGTGAGCGTGATGGACTCCGCACCGGCCGCGGTGATGAAGATCACCCGGCAGTCGCCTCGTTGGAACCAGGTGACCGCCTGATCCATGGCGTCCGCGCTCATCCCTCCGACGATCTTGCAGTGCGTGATCTTCTTCACGGCGAGGGCCTTCTCCGCGAGCGCGACCAGCTGCGGCGAGTTGGCGGCCACGACCAGCTGGCCATCCTCGTCCTCCAGGAAGTCGAGCAGGTCGGCCACCTTGGATGACGGCGCGACCATCCTGGGATTCGCCGTGGTGAACCCGTCGGAGTCCTCCCCCTCGACGACCTCCAGCATGGACGACGCCAGCTGGCACAGGCGGGAGAACGACACCAAGTCGTTCTGCGCGACGACCAGCCGACCCTCGAGCTCGACCATGGCCTGCTTGGCGATCTTGTCGTAGGTGCGCTTCTGCGCCGGGGCCATGGCCGGGTAGCGGAACACGGGCTCGAGCCGCTGCGGCAGGAACGGCAGCGCGATGGCCCGCGGGATGCGCCGAATCAACGGCTGCACGAAGCTGTGGAAGGTGTCCGCGCTGTCCGGCCGGATGCCGAGCACGGTGGACCCGCCGTGGAAGTTGATCTCCTTGACCGCGAACAGGTCCAGGTACCGGCTGCGGGACGGCGCCGTCGCGATGTCGAGACCGTGCAGCAGCGGCCACAGCTGGCCGATGTTGTCGGCGATCGGGGTCCCCGTGGCCAGCCAGCGGTACTCCGCCTGGTGCAGCAGCCACCACAGCGCGCGGGTCTGCTTCGAGCGCGCGTCCTGCATCCGGTGCGCCTCATCGGCGATCACCGTGCGCCAGGGTCGTTCGGTCAGGTTCAGATCCTTCGGGTGCACCTCGCAGCGGGCCGCCGCGATGCCGTCGTCGATGCCGCCGCACACCTTGCACCGGATGAACCGGACGCCGGGGTACGCCTCGAGCCGGGTGTGCGCGCGCACGTTCGGCCAGCCCACGATCCACACGTCCGCGTCGGTGCGCTCGATCGCCTGGCGTCGGCGCAGCGCCGTGCCGTCCACCACGACCGTGCGCAGCTCCGGAGCCCAGTTCGCGATCTCGCGCTCCCAGTTGCGGATCGCCGCGACCGTGCACACGACCAGCGCGGGGAAGGGGCCGGAGCCCATGGGCCCGAGCGCGGCGGCGAGCTGCAGCGCCCGGATCAGCTGCGCGGTCTTGCCCTGGCCCTGCTCGTCGCCGAGGATGCCGCGTCGGCGGTCGGCCAGGTAGGCGGCCCCGCCGCGCTGGAACGGATAGAGGCGGCGCGGGCGGCCGTCCGGGAACGGGACGCTGGCCTCGTCGAGACCGTCGAGGATCACAGCGACGTCGCCGTCCTCCTGGCACGCGCGGTCGTCGAGCGCGCCGCGCAGCGACCAGGCGTGCAGCACGTCCTCGTACGCCTCCTTCGACCACGCCTGTAGCTCGGGTCCGCGGTCCAGCTGCTGGCCGGACCACAGCATGTGCATCGTGACGACCGTCGCCCAGGACAGCGGGGCGTGCCAGGTCCCGGCCTTCTTGTCGAAGTTGCATCCGGGGATCTGGGTGGCCAGGTGGTTCTCCACCGTGCTGCACCCGATTGTGATCTTGCCGTCGATGATCTCGGTCCACGCCATCGTCGTGCCTCTCTTCCCTGATCTTCCGGCTGGCCTACAAGATGTCAGCAGTGTGGAGCGTAGCACGCCAGCTGGTCGGCAGGTTCCCGCTCCGCAGGCACCACGCGACGAGGTGCTGGGCTGCGCTCTGCGCGTCGTCCTTGCCGGACGGCCACAGGCCCAGGGAGCGCAGCATGGCCGGGCTGGCGGGCTTGCGGTCGTCGGGTGCGGCCGGAGTCAGGATGCGCACGTGGCTGGCGATGGCCAGGTACCGGGCCACGCCGATCATCTCGATCGTCTGGTGCACCGGCTCCTGCGTGAGCTTGTGCGTCTGCGGGCCGATGTGGAATCTCTCCCACCCGATCATGCCGCCGTGGTTCGAGTGCTCGCAGAACGATGCGATGAGATCCCCGGCCTGCTGCGGCGGGAACTCGTTGGCCCAGAAGAATCTGCCATCCATCAGCGTCGCCAGGCCGGTCATCCCGCCGGGATCGATCCACATCACGGCAGGCGGCAGCACGTCAGTTCCTCGCGTCGATGAGCAGCGGGGTCAGAGAGCCGCCGTCGAAGTCGGCGGACGGCGGGATCTTGGTCCACACTCGCCCCTTCTGGTCTAGCCAGCCGACCCGGCGCAGCGTCGCGAAGTGCTGGCACGCGGCGTCCCATGCCTGCTCCATCAGCTCCAGATCCTTGACCGCGGTCGGGTGGACACCTGTCCTCTTCTGCCGTTCTACTTCCCAATGGGTGAATGTGTACTCGATGCTCCGTGGATCGACGACGACCTTCCACGGCTCGCCCTCGTACGCCTTCATGTCGGTCTGGGCTCCGGGGTACCTCATGCCTTGTCCCACCTCTCCAGCGCGTCCATCGCGGTCAGCTCCGGCACGACCTGGTCACCGTACTGGCCCGTCGTCGCGTGCGCGATGACCCGGATGGCGCACTGGTACACGAGCCTGCGGGGCAGCTTCCAGACGAACCAGCGAAACAGCCTCTCGGCCTTCCGCTTGATCCAGTACTTGAAGTCGTAGTACTTGAACTTGATCATGACAGCACCCCTCCGATCTTGAAGTCCCTGATGACGTGGACCAGGCGCCACTCCCCCGACTTCAGATCCATGGTGATCTTCACCGGGATGCTGAGCTTCCCGAACACGCCTGCCGGTGTGCGCGGGTTGGTGGGGTCGCGCAGGATCATGAGTCGGGTGTTCGGGTGCATCTCGATGACCAGGCCCTGCGGCACCCGCTGCGGGTCGCCCACCCAGTAGGGGTACTGCTCGTCCAGGTAGTCGGTGATGTCCGCCTCCAGGGACTGGCGCGGGCCGAGCTTGGCGTCCTCTTTCGTCATGACTTGATCCACCTTTCTTCCAGGATCTTCCCGTCCCAGGTGATCGGCACCTGGTACGTCTCGCGGTCGGTCAGGATCCTGGTCATCGTGGCCAGGGCGTCCTTGGCGATCTCCTTCGGGAACTCGCCCATCACCTCGTCGTGGATCGTGAGGCGCAGGTACGGGGTGAGCCCGGCCGCGTCCAGCTCGATCACGCCCGTCTTCAGGATCTCGGCCGAATGGCCCTGGACCTTGTAGTTCAGGCCCGCGTACTCCCTGCCCCGGTCGGTGTAGAGCACCCGGCCCGTCGGCGTGGTCACGAAGCCGCGCCGTCCGGCGCGCACCTCCGCCTTGCACCGCTGGATGATCTGCTGCATCAGCCGGTCCGGGCCCGGATAGAGCTGGCCGAACGCGTTGTACACCGGCGACGCCTGCTCGACCGGCACACCGGCCGTCAGCGCCATGCGGTCCAGGCCCGACCCGTAGATCCTCGCGTAGGTGGAGTTCTTGGTCAGCTGGCGGCGCACGTCGGACTTCGGGATCTGCTCCGGGTCGGTCTGGTAGATCCGACCGGCCATCAGCCGGAAGAAGTCGATGCCGCTCTCGTCGGCCTGGCGGAACATCTCGATCATGCCCCGGTCGTTCGAGAAGTGCGCGGTGATGCGCGCCTCGATCTGGTCCGCGTCTACCGTCACGAACGCGTTGCCCGGCCGCGGCCGGTAGGACCCGCGGATCATCGGCACGTCCCGGTCGAAGGTCTGCATCGGCGGGTCGGTGACGGACTGCCGGGAGGTGCGCGCCTGGCAGGTGTTGATCGAGGCGTGGATGACGTCGTCCTCGTCGCGCAGCTCGAGGAACTTGCGCAGGTGCGTGTTGACGATCTTGCCGGTCTTGCGTGCGTAGGCGATGGTCTCGATCAGCTTGCGGTGCTCCGGATACGTGTTCGAATACAGCTTCAGCGTGTCCTTGTCGGTCGACGCCTGGCCGCCCTTCGTCCACACGGACGTCGGGATGCCGACGGAGTTCAGCGCCCGTTCGATCTGCGCGGCCGAGTTGACCGAGCTGATGCCGAACTCCTTGTGGAGCCAGGTGGTCGCCTCGCGCTCCCACGCCTCCAGCCGCTCGATCTGCCGCTCGATGTACGGCACGTCGAGCATCATCCCGGCGTCCATCATGCTCGCGGCGATCCGGGCGGTGGACCTCTCCAAGTCGTACGCCTGGCGGAACTTGGACATGGTCTCCGGCCCGTGCTTGTGCCACAGGTGCGCCGTGAGCACCGGGTCCAGCGCGGCGTACGCGGTGTAGCCCGGATAGTCGAGCGGCACGGTGGCCCACGTCCAGTGGTTGGCCGACATCGCCTCCTGCAGGACACGCTCGCCGATCATCGCCCGCGGGTCGATGTCCTGCGCGGCACGCGGCTTCAGGCCGTGCGCGCCGATCGAGTCGTGCAGGTGGGTCACGAACAGCGTGTCGTGGATCTTCGCCCAGTTCAGCTTCAGACCCAGCTGGCGGTGGATCACCCGCCAGTCGTAGCCCATGTTGTGCGCGCCGAGTTCGCCGCGGTAGTCCCGCAGGATCTCCAGGATGCCGCCGCCCCACAGCTTCGCCGGGGCGGCCCATCCGGTGTGCATGTCGCCGATCTGGATCAGGCGGCACTCGTCCCGGTACGGGCTGAGGCCCGACGACTCCGTGTCGAAGCACAGCGGACCCTCGCGCCTCTCCCCGGCCCACCGCTTGCACTCGGCCAGCTCGTCGATCGAGGTGATCGTGCGCAGGCTGACGCCGTCGAGTACGCCGGTCACCGGATGACCGCGGACTGCGGGATCAGCGCGAGGATCTCCGGGTGCTTGAGGCCCGCGGCGGCGAGCAGCTCGACGACCGGCTGGGACCAGTACGGGGTGCCGGTGCGGCGGTCCATCGTCAGGTCGTCCACGACCTGCTTCGCGGTGTCGAGCATGTGCACGTTGTCGCGCGGGATCTCGATGCGCACCGCGGCGTCGGGGTCGAGCGCGGTCGGCTCCGGCGGGCGGCACTTCGCGCACGGCTCCGCGTCGCCGAGCAGGTCGGCCGCGGTGCTGCGCACGCCGGGGCGCGCCTGCTTCGGGGTGCGGCACGACGTGTCGATGCGGTGGTAGAGGACCGACCTCGAGCAGCGGTGCACCACCCACCCGCCGTCCTCGCGGTGGTACAGCGACATCTCGATCCACCGGGCCCGCTCGCCGTCGTCGCTGGTCACCTCGGCGGCAAGCTCTCCCTCGAAGTCGGCTAGCGTCCTGCCGTGGTGATCCTGGATGGTGACATGTGCCATCTCCGTGTTCCTCCCTGAACTTGTCCTCAGATCAGGATACACTGGAATCAGCACCAGCGTTCAGGGAGGATTGCGATGGACTGTCACCACCAGGATTTCGACGCAGGGGATCCCATCACCGAGCAGTACGGGCTGGGCTCCGCCGCGCTGCGCTACCAGGGCCAGGGGTACGCGGTGCTCGCGCTGGCCCGCGGCCGGAAGAAGCCGCACCGGATGCTCGGCGAGTACGGCGGAGTGCACTGGGCCTCGATCGACGGCCGCGCCGCCAAGTGGTCGTGGTCGCAGGACCGCGCGGCCAACATCGGGGTCGCCTGCGGCTCGCCGTCCCGGCTGGTCGTGGTCGACCTGGACGTGAAGAACGGGCAGGACGGCCCCGGGCAGCTGACCCGCTTCATGACGGAGCACGGCTTCGGCATCCGGGACGCCCCCATCGCGGAGACGCCGTCCGGCGGCGTGCACCTGTGGCTGCGCACCCCGCGCGGCATGCGCGTGCAGGGCCGTCCCGGGATCCTGCCGGGCATCGACATCCTCGGGGACGGCAACCTCGTGGTCGCCCCGCCCTCGATGGCGGTGGTCTCCTCGCGCACCGGGGAGTCGGTCCCGATCCCATACCGGTGGTCGCGCGGCTGCTTCTGCTCGGCGCCGGACGCTCCGCCGTGGCTGCTGGAGTGGGTCGCGTCGGCAGGTCCCGCGACCTCCTCGGGTGGCAGCACGTACAGCGGCGACGACGTCGACATCGGCGAGCTGAAGGAGCGCGGCGCGCCGGTCGGCAGCCGGAACCGGGAGCTGTACCGCGCCGCCTGCTCGCTGCACCGCAGGCTGCCGCCGGACCGTGTGCTCGACGAGCTGCGCGCGATCTGGATGGCCGGGGACGTGTCCGGCATGCCGTGGCGCGAGGTTCTGGTGCTGAGCGAGAGCGCCCGGAAGTTCATCGACGGACAGCGGGCGCGCGAGTACGCGCTGCGCGACGCGTGGCTCAAGAGGGGGACGCGGTGAGGAGCCGGACGCTGGCGGTCACCGCGTCCGGCCCCTCGCCGACCCCGGATGCCAGCACTAGGCTGGCACGCACCCCCTCTGGTGGAGAGGGGACGCTCAGAGCATTCCTGGCTGAAAGGAACACTCGGATGAACATGCTACTCGACTCGTCCGCGCCCGCGTCAGGGGTGCGCAGGTGACAGCCACGGCGACAGCCCCGGCGGCCGTGGACACGCTGATGGGGATCCTGCAGAAGGACTACTACGTGGCGGCCACCACGGACGGGAGACCGTTCGCGGTGCGGCTGGACGCCCCCTCGGTCATGGTCCCGATGCGCGGAGCCTTCGGCATGCGGCAGCGGTTGGCCGTGGACATGTACGCGCAGACCGGCCGGGTGGCGAACAACGACGCGCTCTCCTCCGCGCTGAACCTGGCCGAGGGCGCGGCCATGGGCAAGGGCAGGGTCACCCCGCACCTGCGGATCGCCGCATGGCAGGGGTCGATATTCCTGGACCTGGGCCGTGCGGACGGCAAGGCCGTGGAGCTCCGGCCCGGCGCGTGGCGCGTGGTGGACCGGCCGCCCGTGCTGTTCACCAGGACCGCGCTGACGGCCGAGCTGCCGCTGCCCGCCGAGGACGGCCGGATGGAGGCTGCCCGCGACCTGATCAACATCCGGTCGGTGGACGACTGGGCCCTGTACGTCGCGTGCCGGGTGGCGTCCCTGTTCCCCGGCATCACGCACCCGATCGAGGTGATGAGCGGACCTCCGGGAAGTGCGAAGACGGCGGCCACCCGGATCACCACGAACTGGATCGACGCCTCGCCCGCCATGCAGCCGGTCCCGCGGGACGGGCGGACCTGGGCCGCGCTGGCGGGCGGCCGGTACGTGCTGGCGCTGGACAACGTGTCCTCGGTGGCGCGCTGGTGGTCGGACGCGCTGTGCAAGGCGGCTAGCGGCGACGGATGGGTGGACAGAGCCCTCTATACGGACGGCGACCTGTACGTGGCGGCTTTTCAAAGCGTGATCGTGATGAACGGGATCACCCTGGGCGGTCTCGAGGGAGACCTGGCGGACCGGCTGGCGGCGCACAAGCTGGCGAGGATCACGGCGTACCGGTCGGACGACGAGGTCGCAGCCGTATGGGCGCTGGCGCACCCCGAGGCGCTGGCCTGGCTGCTGGACCAGACCGTCGCGATCCTCGCCGACATGGCGTCCATGCCGCAGCCGGTGGGGCAGGACCGCCTGATCCGGTTCTCGCAGATCGTGCAGCTGATCGACCGCCGCTGGCGGACCAATGCGATCGGTGCCTGGCGTTCGGGGCGGTATGCGGCCCTGGAGGACATCGCAGACGGGGACGCGGTCGCGGTCGCGCTGCGCGAGGGGGTGCGCGCCGAATGGCGGGGCACGGCCACGGAGCTGGTGCACCACCTGGTGATGCACGGAGGGCTACAGGACGAGTTCGGGCGCAAGTGGTCGCCCCGGATGCTGTCCGAGCGGTTGGAGCGGTCGAGCCAGGCCCTGGCGGCCATCGGCTGGCGGGTCGAGCGGTTCCGCGAGGGGCACGACCGGAAGCGGATGATCCGGATCCTGCCGCCGCAGTGAGGGACCGGATGAGAGGCCCGGACTACGGTCCGGGCTTTTCCACGTGCGGACGCATGCGGACGGAGGTCGCACGGTTGTCCCTTTACTCTTCCTCTCTATTTACCCCCTACCAGAGAAGGTATAGGGCGGACTGTCCTCCTGCGTCCGCGCGTCCGCAGAGAGGAAGTGGGAGGCTGTAAATGTGCGTCCGTATGGTCCGCATCGTCCGCATGAATCAGTTGCGGAGTGCGAGATGTGCGTCCGCATAGACGGATCATGCGAGGTGTGCGTCCGCGTCGGTGGGTGTGCGACCGCATGCGGACGCAGGATTCGTGGGTGTCAGATGGATAGTGCGAGATGTGCGTCCTCACAGGTCAGGTACCAAGATCAACTTACCCTATGGCTTTGGGATCATCGGGCCGTATCATGACCGCATGGACGAGCAGGAGCGGCGCTCAATGGACGCGGTCATGGCGAATCTGCTGGGCCCGATCCCGACACATCAGTGCAAAGGGCACAATAAGGCCGGAGGGCCGTGCGGACAGGCTCCGGCAGCCGGATCAGAGGTCTGTCACCTCCACGGGGGCAAGGCGCCTCAGGTGATCTCCAAGGCGCAGGACCGGATGGCGCACCGGCAGGCGGTGATCGACGCGAAGAAGAGCGTGCTCGACCTGACGGACGAGGAGCTGATCGCGCAGTACGGCAACCCGGCCGAGACGCTGCAGTGGATCATGGCGATCTCGCGAGCGCTGGCGAGCCGGATGCAGGCCGTGCTGGCCGACAAGGAGGAGCTGACCTATTACGACGCGTTCGGCAACATCCACGTGCGCGGCGAGGTCGGCGCGATGCTCAAGGCGGCCGACCTGGCTGGGACGCACGCCGAGCGCGCGCTGCGCCTCGGATTGGACAAGCGGGGCCTGGACCTGCAGGAGAAGCAGCTGCTGCTGCTGGATAGGGCGCTGGATACGGCTCTGACGCAGGCCGGGCTGAACACGGAGATGCAGAAGACCGTGCGCCGGGTGCTCCGGAGTGAGATTCTTGCTGCGGACAACGCCATGACGGAGTAGGCTGGTGACAAGTAGTCATCTGGTCAGGGAGGAGCAACCGAATGAAGGTAGCCACCATGCAGGACTTCGGCGGCAACAGGGTGCACGTCAGTAGGGACGGGATCTTCAGCGCCGTGGTCGACGGCATCACGTACGAGGCGGACACGCTCGTCGGGCTGCGGGACGCGGTCATGTTCCGCACGTATAAGAAGCCTGACAAGGTCGAGGTGCCGTTCACGGTCATCGAGGACGGCCAGATCCGCAACGGCACTGCACTGGGGATCCGCGGGATAGACGGCCACATCCAGGTGCTGTGGGCCGACACCGACCGGCTCGGATTCATCACCTGGACCCACCGGGCCCTCAAGCGGCTGGGTACGGGCGACGCGGACACGTACCGTCGGCTGTGCGCCGCACGGGATGCGGCGATACACGCCGTCGAGCGGTTCGAGCGCACGCACTCGATCAACATCAAGGACGAGATCGCTGCGGCGCTCGCCGCGGACGGTGAAGGGAAGAGGACCGAATGAGCAGCGAGAAGACGTTCGGCGCGTGGCTGCTGGAGCAGCGCGAGCGCCAGGACACCACCGGCACGCTGGCGCGAGCCTGGGGCCAGCTGCGCGACGCGCGCGGCTACAACCGGCACACCCGGGTCAAGTCCATCAGAGAGCTGCTGTCCGCATCCCTCGGCGAGGACTGGCAGGCGCTGCACGGCGACGAGTCCATCGACGCGGCCGAAGCCGAATGGAAGCTGGGCAGCGAGGCCGTGCCCGGAGAGCCGGTCAACGGCAGCGAGCAGCTGCCCATCCCACTGCTCGCGGCCCCCATGGCCGTGCTCAAGGTCGACGAGATCACCTACGAGCTCACCCCCGGCAGGCACTACGTGCTGGTACTCCAGCCCGTGCTGCGCGAGGCACCGGATGAGGCGCCCGAGCAGTCCATCACGCTCACTGGCGAGCCGCACCTGACCGTGCTGACCAGGCCCGACGGCGGGTACGACTGGTCGGCTCTCTATGGGCTGGCGGACCACAGCGCGGAGTCGACCGAATGAGCGGCCCGGCACGCACCGCGCTGCTCACGGTGGTGCTCGACATGAGGGTCACCGACACCGCTACCGAGGGCGAAATGCTCGATGCGGTGACAACTGCGCTCCGGGAGGTGCAACCTGGGATGCAGCACTCCGGCGCCGTCATCACGGTGACCGGGGTCACCACGAGCATCCAGACCGAGAGCACAGGAGGATCCCTATGAGCGCGCTGGATCAGTTCCGCCCCATCGGCGAGCTGGCGGAGGCCGAGGAGAACGCGGTGGTCATCGAGCGGCGCGATCCCGCCCGCTGGCAGGGCCCGCTGGCCGACGCGGTCGACCGGGCCGTGGACGACGGAGACACGGTCTACCTCGTCGAGGACGGCCGCCGGGTGGCCGTCATCACGCCGCTGGGCGACTGAGCCGGGTGGCCAGGGAGGGCTTCTTCGAGGCCGGGCACAAGTACGTGCGCACCGACCTGGAGGACACCGGATGCGAGTTCTGGTGCTTCCACGCGTCCGAGGCGCCGCAGCCCGGCGCCCTGGGGCGGTTCGCCTTCGGGTTCGAGATCTCGAGAGGGGAGGACAGGCTGAACCGGTGGCTGCCCTTCATCGAGTGCGAGCGGATGGGCGCACCGTCCGAGGGCATGTGGACCGACGCCGGTCTGTTCGTACTGGAGGTCTGATGATCTTCCCCGAGTCGCTGTCCGGATGGCTGATCACGGACGAGGGGCACGTGTTCGGCCTGCTGGACGGGCCCTGGGCCGGGTGCAGGGAGCAGACGGTCTTCTGGCCGGATGACGAGGCCTGCGACGCCGAGTGCTGCCTACCGGCCGGGCACGATCCGGATGAGTCGCACTATGACCAGATCCTCGGCTGGTGGGAGTCGGTCTGACGCACATCGCACACTGATATCAACACACATAGGAGGGGAACAGCCGTGAAGCACAAGGCACTGAAGATCGTCATAGGCGCCGCCATCGTCATCGGCGTCATCGCCGTGGCGTCATCGTCGGCCTCGAACAACACACCGGCCGCATCGAGCTCGGCGACCGCATCCACATCGGCCACGACCGGCCTGCCCACGCTGTATTCGCAGCCCACCACATCCGCGCCCATCACGCCAGTCACCGTGCCCGCGACGGTGACCTACTCCTGCACGGGGCAGGCGCCGGACGGGGTCGACATCACCTACGGACCGGACGGCAGCTCCTACCACGCCTCGAAGCTGCCGTTCAGCAAGACTGCCGCGCTGCCCGCCAGCGCCCTGTACGTGGACACCGAGGCGCAGCTGCACGGCAGCGGCGAGGTGACCTGTACCACCACCGTGAACGCTGACGGGACGACGGCCACCAAGTCCGGCACCGCGCAGGGCGGGTACAACCTGGCGCTGGCGGAGGTCTGCGACATGGGCGGCTGGAGCCCCTGCTGACGACGTTCCTGGACGTGATCCTGGCCGTCGTGTGCACCGTCGCCGTCGGCCAGGTTTCATTCATCGTCTGGGCCTTCCGCAACCGGACGTCGCGGGAGTACCGTGAAGTGAGGACAAGTTCAGGGAGGAAGTAACCGTGAAGGTGAATACACCGCCACCGCTGCCCAAGCACGAGATCACCGTGCACGAGCGGCTGGACAACCAGGCACAGGCCATCTGCTCCTGCGGCCGGTACAGGTCGGTCATCGGGACGCCGTACCGGGTCAACAGGCTGGGAGCCAGGCACAGCACGAACCAGATCGAGAAGGCCGCCGCGGCACGCGCTGCCGAGGCCGCGCTCAGGGAGGCCGCAATGGCGCCGATGTCCCGGCACGACGAGCTGGCACAGCGCTTCGACTCCGACCCGGATGCGGTCGAGTGGGCGCACGCGAAGATCCTGCGGCTGATCGAGCGGGCCGAGGGCTTCGAGAGGCACTCGAACGACAGCGGCAGCCTGCAGACGGCCGCGCGCTGGCACCTCGTCGCGGCCTTCATGCGCCAGACGCTGATCGGCGGCGAGGGCTGCGTGGTCGCGGCCTTCGACCCCCGCCTGCCGGAGTGGACCCGGGCAGTGCGCAGGGGCGGTGACACCGGATGACGGTCGAGGAGATCAAGCAGGCGCATCTGGCGTACTGGAAGCACACCGAGTCGTGCTGGCAGGTCGGCAACCCCGGCGACTGCCCGGAGCACCGGAAGCTGTACGACGCCTGGCAGGCCGGACTGTGGGACTGCTGGGGCGTGTACGTCAACACGGCCTCGATCTACGCGACAGGCCGCGGCAAGGCGTGGTGGAACGACTTCCTGCAGTACCGCAGCACGCACCGCGTCCTGCAGCTGAACCCGGCCGAATGGCACGTCATGTGCGACAGCGAGGACGACGCGTGGCTGCTCGCCCTGACGATGGAGGAGGCCGGGATCCCGGATCAGGCGACCAGGGTCAAGAAGTTCTCGCAGTGCCGCCACCTGATGGACGGGAGAGGCTGATGGACGCGATCGGCTGGTACATCGCCACCATGCACGCGCTGCTCGGCCATGACGCGGCATCGGACGCACTCGGACAGGACCGGGGCGACAAGACCAAGTGCGTGATCTGCCGCTACGAGCAGCAGCTCACCGCAGACAGCGAGCAGGCGGTCAATGAAGCACTCAGGCCGCGCACGGAGGTGCTTCCGGATGTCGGATCTAACCCCTCTTGAGCAGGCCAAGGCCTTCCTCGAGATGACCAGCCCCGCACTGGACGACGCGTGGCTGGCCAAGGTGCACGACCGGGGCGACTCGTGCTCCCTGACCTACGGCGTCCTGCGCGCCCTGGTCGCGCAGATCGATCTCGACGCGAAGCGGCTGAAGGACTACGCCGCGTACTGCGCCGAGATGCAGGAGGACGAGACGTGAAGAACATCGACGAGTGGGACGGCTCGGTCCTGAATATGCCGGGATGCAACTGCCTGTGCACCATCGCCCACCCCGGCAAGGACATCTGCAATATTGAGGCGCCCCGCGCGCTGTTGACGATGGACGTCTACGGCACCCTGCTCGGCAAGGGCACGCGCGAGGTCGTCATGTGCGCGCCGTGCGCCGAGGACGGGATGGCCAGCCACCCGAGGGCGCGCGGCATCGTGGTGCTCGCGGCCGAGGAGAAGACCCCGTGAGGCTCTTCGGCTCGGTGGGCATCGGCCCGTTCCGCTTCGGCCTGAGCGGCCGACCGCGCATCCTGCGCCGCAGGCCGCGCCCCTACTACATCCACTCCGGATGCCCCATCAGGCACCGTCGGCCGGACACGGCGGACCGCTGCCCCAACGGAAGGATCTGACCGATGCCCGCTGAGGTGCTGTACAAGGGCCCGAAGCCGCTGCCCGGGGAGCGCTGGTGCTTCGCCTGCGCGTACACCTGGAAGGCCGCCGTCAACGAGCGGTTCGCCCTGACCATCGATCAGGCCATGAGTGCGCCCGACGGCTCGCCGACCGTGTGGATCGACGCCACGGGCACCGAGGATCTGCCGCCGCTGGCGACCGCCGTCGGCGTCGGGCTGTTCGGCCCCATGACGCACCTCGGGGTGCTCGAGCTGTGCTGGAGCCACCTGACCGCGATCCGCCTGCAGTCCACCGGCGGCCTGCACCTGCCCGCGCCCGGCCAGGGCGTGCCCGGCATGAACGGAATGGGAGGGCTGCTCGGATGACGGCCATGCAGGAGCAGGAGCAGGAGATCCTCGACCTGCTCAACCGGAACTGGTCCAGGGGACCGCTCGTCATCGAGGCGGAGACCGCCGTCGAGATCCGCGCGATCATCGCCGACAACCGGGCGCTGCGGCGGCAGGTCGGCACGATGCGCCATGCGTTCGCCACGCTGTCCCCGGTCATCCAGAACCTGTGGCGCACCGCCGTCATGCACGTGACGCCGGTGCTGGCCCTGATCGGGCCGTACCTGGAGGCGACCGCGCCGATGGGAGCCGAATGGGACGTCAAGGTCATGGCCGGGTACGAGGAGGACCCCGAGCCCAGGCCGCGCTACGGCGACCGCGGCACGTGCGCCGTCTGCAGCGGCGAGATCATGTACTTCCAACTGGAAGCAGGTGACGGCGAGGTGCTGAAGACCGGCTGGGATCACACCGGTCACACGGCTGACGGGCACGGCGCGCAGCTCGGAGGTCCGGCGTGAAGCTGAACGAGTGGCACAAGGCCGCCGCCTCGAACGGCGGGACCAACTGCGTCGAGGTTATGGAGACCGCGGACGGCTTCCTGGTGCGGGACACGAAGGACGGCGGCACCGGCCCGACGCTGGCCTTCACCCACGCCGAATGGGCCGCCTTCCTGGCGGGTGTGGGTGAGGGGGAGTTCGATGACCGGCGCTGAGTCGGATCACGAGCCCTGGCACGGCACGCTGGGCGGGTACACCAACCACCACTGCCGGGGCGACCAGTGCGTTGCGGCGCACCGCGAGCACTACACGCGCGTACGCGCCGACCGTATCGCCACCACGCCCTGGGACGAGATCCCGCACGGCACGTACAACGGATACAACAACTACAAGTGCCGGTGTATCCCGTGCACGGGCGCCATGGCACTGACCCGCAAGACGTGGCCGTCGGTCATCAACAGAGACCGCCGTAAGAATCAGCCGAACAGCAGGGGACGGAGTTCCGGAATGGCCATCTACGTGGACGACTACCGCGTTGAGGCGCGTGTCGGCGGGCTGCACAGCCGCTGGTCGCACCTGATCGCCGACACACCCGAGGAGCTGCACGCCTTCGCCGCGCGCATCGGGCTGCGCTACCAGTGGTTCCAGGACCCCACCGTCAACGGCAAGCCGAAGGCCGAGCCCGGGACGCGGCTGGCGGAGAACTGGCACTACGACGTCACGGACAGCAAGCGCAAGGAGGCGATCCGGCTCGGCGCGAAGCAGGTCTCCTGGCGCAGGCTGCCGGAGATCATCGAGGCGCGGTGGCAGGCCAAGCAGAACGGGACCGCGCCGGTAGCGGGGATGCCGCTATGAGGTGGGAGAGCGCGCTGCTCGACAAGCGCCCTGCGGACACCTCGGGCCTGCGGGGGTGGATCCGGCTGGCCTGGTTCAGGCACCGGCGCCGCACGCTGGAGGCCCAGCTGTTCAGCTACGGGTCGATACACCTGTGGCACGTCGTGAAGGAGCAGAACAACCGGATGGGAGTGTGGAGATGAGTCGGCAGACGGTCGGCATCGTCGGCCTGGCCGACCTGGTGCGCGAGTTCCACGAGAAGTTCGGCCTGCCGCTCGCCGACATGCCCTGCCGGATCAGCACGTCCCTGGCCTGGCAGCGCCACCGGATGCTCACGTCCGAGATCAGGGAGCTGCAGGACGCGGTGGCCGAGGGCGAGCTGCCGGGCATCGCGCACGAGCTCGCCGACTGCGTGTACGTGCTCTACGGCACCGCGCTGACGTACGGCATCGACCTGGCCGCGGTGCTCGCCGAGGTGCACGCCTCGAACATGACCAAGCTCGGCGACGACGGCAAGCCGATCATCGTGGACGGCAAGGTTCAGAAGGGCCCCCGATACCGCAAGCCGGACGTGGCCGGAGTGCTGGCGAGGCAGCAGCCGCGGGTCCCTGAGACAGGCCACGACACCGGGCCGGTGCACCGGCTGACCGTGAGCATGTCCGCGCTCTCCGAGATCGGCGGCCCGCACGTCCTGTACCAGCTTCAGCACCCGGCCGAGTGCGACCGGCTCCCGTACGGGGAGCGCTGCGCGCTGGACCACGGCGAGCGGACGGGCTGGCCGGAGATGACAGGCGAATACATGATCTCGGCGTGGTGGTCGAAGTCCTGGACCGATCTGGGCTGGGAATACGATGCTGGCGTCGACTGGGACAAGGAGGTAGTACGTTGACAAGCATTGCGACGCACGCGGCGCCGTCCGTGCGCAGCCCGGGATGGTTCGCCCGGCTGCGGGAGTGGTGGATGATCCGCAGGGAGCCGGAGCCCGACTGGACGGAGCCCGGACAGCTCCCTGACCTGGATCCGGATCCGGACCCGGTGCCCGAGCAGCGCATGCGCTCGTCCGCCCCGCCGCTCGGCAGCGGAGGCAGCTGGCCGACGATCCCGCCTCCGCAGCCCCCGCGCCCGCCGGAGCCGGTACACCCGCCGTTCGCTCCGCGTCCCGCCCAGCACACGCACGTGGCGATCCGGATGCAGCGGATCCTGACCGAGGCGTCGTGGGATCCGGGCCTGACACCGAAGAAGCTGTGGAACGCCATGGGCCCGCTCGCCGCCGAGCTGCAGGGGCTGGCGGCGCAGCAGGAGGACCAGGAGCGGCGGATGGACCGCAACCAGGAGACCGCGCAGGCTCAGCGGGTGCTGCTGGAGGACGCGGTGCTGCGCGGCGTGCCGGACGAGGTCGCGGTGGAGCAGGCCACGGCCGGGATCCTCGGGCGCGCGGTGCACGTGGCGGACGAGAACCGCACCGGCACCATGCCGAAGATCACCGAGGACACCCCGGATCCGCGCACCGTCGCCGAACCACGGGACGTGAACCCGGGAGACGTCGAGGCGCCGCCGGAGGAGTCTCCGGTGCACGAGCCGGAGGACCCGATGCCGCTGCCCACGCAGGAGTTCGTGGCCGGTGCCGACCCGGAGCCGGATGTGAAGCAGGATGTGAAGCCGAAGCCCAAGCCGCGCAGCTCGCCGCGCACGAAACGCGCCGCGCCCGTGCCGCAGGAGGCGGGGAGCACGTGATCTGGCCGTACATCGTCGTGGGCGCCGAGTCGATGGCGATGCTGTGGATCGGGTGGGCGCTGCTGAAACCATCCAAGAGCGACGACGATTGACCCATCCCACCGGCGCGGCCCCGCAGCAATTTGCGGGGCCGTTCTGTGTTGCGTCCGGGCGTGGACCGGGTATAGTTGTCATCAGTAGGACACGCCGGGGCCCCTCGGGGCACCAGGAAGCCGAGCGAGTAGCGCCCGATGAACTCGGGGTCTAGCGAAAAGGGATCTTCGATCCCCTGCTGCGGAGCGACGCAGGTCCAAATCCTGCGCACGGCGCGCAACCGACAAGTCCGTAGCCAATCGGAGCAGCCGGGCCGCCGTACAAGGACCCAATGGCACGGAGGCGCGCGAGCGCCAAACCACCAGCAACCAGGGGACGTACGGCGGTGCACAGCAGATCAGGCGGGCACCACGCCCGCCGACCGTTCAGGGAGGATCACCATGCACCGCAACTTCACCGATGTCTCCGCCGAAGTGGTCGCGCTCGCCGAGCGCATGTCCGAGCTGTCCGGCCTCATGTACGCCGACGCAGTCCAGACGATGAACCGGCTCCGCGGCGAGCTCTGCCGGATCCGGGGTGTCGCCGAGCAGGACATCAGCGCCGACGGCTACGAGATCTCGCAGCGCGCCTACGAGCGCTCGCGCGACCGCTGGATCCAGGAGATCTCGTCCCCGCACGCCGAGGACTGGCACTGGGACGGGGCGCACGAGGCGTACGCCTGGTGGATCCAGCTGCGCCCCGATCTGGTCATCCAGGACCGCTGCTGGTTCGCCGCCGTGCCCGCGCTCGCCGGTTCGGAGGTCTGACCGTGAACGTCTACCGCATCAGCGCGGCCACCAGGACCGACAGCAGGCTGTCGATCGAGTACGCGCCCACCAAGGACGCCGCGGTGCACCAGGCCGCGGACCGCTGGCTGGACGAGGGCATGCGCATCGTGGAGATCTATCCCGCCGAGTACCTGGGCGTCGTGGAGCAGTACGAGGCGCGGAACCCGGGACGGCCGGTGCGGAAGTCATGATGGACGACGACAACGCCGTGCACGCCGCCCGCGAGCTGCACGAGGACCGGGTGTCCGAGAACGTCGCCCGGATCCAGAAGCGGCTGACCGGCAAGCTGTGGATCCTGTTCCACGCCAAGAGCTACCTGCTCGGCGTGCTGCAGCTGCTGGAGAACGCACACCTCCTGCGCGACACCGTGCAGGAGGAGAAGGACGCCGAGCACCGCAGGCAGATGATGAAGGCCTTCGGCCCGGCCCTCGGCGAGCGGGAGAAGGCCTACCGCAAGCTGGCGTCGCAGGCCGCGTACTGGTCGGGCATCCCCGGCGTCGTCGAACGGCTGGAGCTGATCGAGAGAGCTCGCGACGCCGACGAGTACATGGCGCTGACCGCCAGGTTCGAGTCCGACGAGCTGCCCCGGCTGGTCCAGGCCTGGCGCGAGGCGCGCAAGGCCAGCGCCGAGGCCGCGGTGCAACGCGTCGCCAGGCTCCTCGACCCCAAGCGCAAGACGGTGTCCATGCAGGCCCTGCGCGACGCGCTCGGCATTAGGGAAGAGGAGTAGATCATGGCCAGCTACACACACGAGCAGCAGCGCGCCCTACGGAGCCTGGACCTCCCGGCTGACACCAAGGTGCGCGACCGCAACGGGTACCAGTGGCGGCGCGGCGGCGGCACCGGGCGGTTCTGGTACCGGGAGTTCAAGCTGCAGTCGTACGCCGCCAGCTGGCGCGAGCTCCTCAAGAGTGGACCGCTTGAGCGCTGGGACGCCGAGAACGAGACCTGGTCGGCCATCGAGCCGGGAGGGGAAGACCGATGAACCTTCTCAACGTACTCACCCCGGCGCAGCTCGCGGTGCTCCAGGCCGTCGAGGACGCGTCGCACGTCACGCGCCCGGAACGGCCGGAGCTGAAGGTCGGTGACACGGTCATCGCCTCGGGCTCCGGTGTCCGTGGACGCACCACGACCGTCACGAAGATCGGCCCCAAGTGGATCACCATCGGCCAAGGGACCGCGACATCGCGGTTCGACCGACAGACCTGGCGCGGTGGGCACGGGTACGGCATCGGAGCCTCCATCCGCACTCCGGAGCAGGTCGCCTACGACCAGCGGATCGCCACAGCTAGGAGTCGGCTGACCAATGCCGGTCTGCGGATCCCTTACTTGGCCGACGTCTCCGACGGCCGACTGCTAGCCGTCGCCGCGCTACTGGAGCTGTTGGATGAGGAGGTCTGACCAGCCGTGACATCGAGCGACACAGCACAGGCAGCGGCGCTCTCGCGGGCGCTGCGGAAGGCCGGATGGAACCCGGTCAGCTCGGACAGTCCGCGCCGGTACGACGCCGGTCTGACCGTGCGGCGCGGCCCGCTGGGCCTCGGCGCCACGGTGTGCCTGAGCTCGCCGAAGACCCGGGAGCTGGACGGATGGTCCAAGGAGATGGCCGCGGACCTGACGAAGATGGGCTACGTGTTCGAGCGCAGCGAGATGGAGTGCGACAGCTCCGGATACACCGTGTGGTTCCGCCGGGTGAGGAAGATGATGGTCCTGTGACCGGCCGACGGAGGGTCCGGATCCGGATCACCTGCGTCAACTGCCTGCGTGCGGATCAAGCGCACCGAGGCCACGGCTGGTGCCAGGCCTGCTACATGCGCTGGTCTCGCGCCGGACGGCCCGACACCGGACCGCCCGCGCCCTACGAGGTGCAGCTGGTCGACGACGTCGCCATTGAGCTCGCCGTGAAGGGCGCGCGCCCGTGGCTCACCCCGCGCGAACGCCGCATCGCCGTCGCCGAGCTGCGTCTGCGCGGCCTGTCCCTGAACGCCATCGCCGACCGGCTCGGCTGCACCCAGCGCACCGTCGTGCGCCACGTATCCGCGATCAAGAAGGGGGCGTACGCATGATGGCACGCTACGCGGCCGGTACCGAGGTGTCCTCGGACCGGTCCCGCACCGAGATCGAGAGGACGCTGCGCCGCTACGGCGCCACGCAGTTCCTGTACGGCTGGAGCGGGCGCCGCGCCACCGTGGGCTTCACCGCGCACGGCCGCAGCATCCGCTTCGAGCTGCCGATGCCCGACGCGAACGACCGCGAGTTCACTCGCACCGACACCGGGCGGACGCGCTCCGAGACCACGTCGCCGAGGCGTACGTCACCGGCCGCGTGCCCGCGCTGCTGCCGGACTACCGGATCGCCATCGAATCAGGAGGACACTGATATGCCGACCTATAAATTCGAGCGGGTCACCCGCTATGTCACCAAGTACGTCAAGTGTCGCGGGTGCAGTGCGCGGCTCAAGCGCTCCGCCACCCTCGGCCAGACCATCAACCCGTTCAACAAAGGGGCGAACGGCGTTCCCAAGACTCGCCTGCAGATCGTCTTAGAGCTCGAAGACGAGGCGGGCACCTGGTACCCGGCCAACGACATCTGCCGCAAGTGCGACAACCTGGCCCACGCCAGGCATCTGCTCGAGGAGTGCTGAGCGGTACATTGCGGACATGACCACTCGACTGCAGGCGCTCGTGAGGATCCAGGCCGGGACGGAGCGGGCGCGCTGGCCGGACATCATGCCCGGCGACGTGTGGGACGACGCCGACGACGTCAACGCCTCCCGGCTGATCAGCAACGGATCGGCGGTCGCCGCTCCGGCTGGCACGGTCAGCTACCCGCATCAAGACCTGAGGCTGCTCGACGGCGTGCCGGGGCTGCGCAAGGCGGTGAGCAACTGATGACGATCTACAGCCGCCACCCGCTGTGGGCGCCGAGCGCCACGCAGCGGATGCCGCGTCCCGAGCAGACCCTGCGGATCAGCATTCGTCCGGGTGTGCTCACCAGCCTGTACGCAGCTATTAGCCGGGACGTCTCGAAGGGCGCCCCGCAGGCGACGCGCACCCCGGTGCGCCCGGCCAATGAGACCGACTTCACCGCGGACGGCGTAGCCGATCCCGACACCGAGGTGCCGATGCCGCAGTGGCACCGTGGTGTGACCAACTAGCGGACCGGGTATAGTTGTCATCAGAAGTATCGGAAACCAGGTCAGGGAGAGACATGAAGGTCACGCGCACACGCACGCACAGGAAGATCGCGGCCGTCATAGCGGCTGCCGTCGCGGCAACCGTTTTCACGATGTACGAGACGTCCGGGAACAGCGACGCCGGTCCACCGGTGCAGGTGCAGGCCGCCCCGGCGCAGCCCGTCGATCCGGCCGCGGTGCTGGCGTCAATGCACGTCCCGACCGACGGTCGGATCTCCGGCCCGATCGACACCGAGGGCGACCAGTACGCCAGCGGCTCGTTCGCCGACGGCGAGCAGGTCACGGTGTATACGTACACATACACATCCGCCCAGGCCATGGCCGCCGACGCCGAGTACTTCAAGATCCCCGGACCCGGCAACGCGGACAGGGTGCTGCTCGGCTCCAGATTCATCGTCGTGGTGACCGGCGTCGGCAGCGCCTTCCCGGAGAACCCGGCCACGCTGGCGAAGGAGTCCGGCACGACTCTTGACTAGGCCTGCTAGACTTGTCATCAGTAGACAGTTCAGGGAAGATCAAGAAGGAAGGCCCCCATGACCAACACGACCCGCCCGCTCTCCCAGATCGCGCGTGAGATCGTGCGCGACTGGAAGAGCCCGTATTTCGGCGCCGTGCCTTACCTCGAGGCGATGCTGAGGCTCAACACGATCAACGACTCGTTCGGGCACGATGAGGCGGACGACATCGTCCGCTACTTCCTGTCCAACGCAGCCACGTGGCGCGGCGAGACCGCTCGGCGCGTCAAGGTCGAGCTGAAGGCGATGCTGAAGGCCACCCTGGCGCGCCGCGCGTCCGGCGTTGCCGACACGCAGCGCGCTGACCTCGCTCCGGATACCGACACTGGTTCAGACCTGCGGCCGGTTTCTTTCAGAGCTGCGCACCGCGCCGCATACCTCGCGGGCGACGCGGCCCGCTATGAGGCGGAGATGATCGAGGAGGCGTGCTGGCGGGTCTACGACTACGAGAAAGACGCCTACCTCGGCCTGGTCCGCGACCCCAACGAGTACTACGAGGTCACCGACTTCGGCTGCGCGGACTACGTGGCGTACGCGCTGAACCACAGCCACGCGCGCCAGCTGCTCGGCAAGGGTAGGGGCTGACCATGGATCGCTGTTGGTGCGGATACGAGGCGGCCGGATCCACCGTGGCCGGTCGCCTGGCGCGGTGGAACGCGGCGGCCGACGCGGTGAACCGCGCGGTGTACGGAGCCAACGAAGCCCAGGCGCGCGAGGAGCAGGAAGCCTGGGACGCGATGGCGGACCACGATGACCCCGAGTACGTGAAGCGCGTGGAGGCGACATGACGAAGATCAATGTGGAGAGGGAGATCACCACTACCACGCTGACGGTGCTGCTCCCCGCAGACACGCCGCAGTTCGACAGGCCGTACAGCAACGAAAAACTGCAGCTGGTCAAGCTGCAGTTGTCGTACACCACCATCACCCAGGGAGAGTCGTGGGCTCTCTCAGACGGACGTGTCGTCGGCTACGTCATCCGCAAGGACGGCAGCCTGGGCCAGCCCAGGGACAACGCTCTGTATGTCCACATCAACGGCCAGCCGAGCAATGCGTGGCCGGACTGGGCAAAGGCCCTGGCCGAGGAACTCGCACCGAGGCCGGGCTCCGGCCCTGTCAGATCGAGGAGCACGTCGTGAGCCACACCAAGGAAAAGACCCCGGAGATCTTCATCATGATCAAGGACTGCTGCTGCGGTGTGGACCATCGCATGAAGCGGTCCGCGTGGACGAAGTACCGCGACTCCGTGAAGGACAAGCTGCCCACGATGCCGGTCGGCAGCGGCCTCGCCTGCTGGCGAGTGCCGCGGATCTACGTCACCTGCCACGGCATCGCGGCGGCCGACGTGCCGGGGCTGGCCAAGCTCTACGGCTGGGAAGAGGTGACGCCGTGACGCAGTGCCCGTGGAAGATCCACTGGGCGGCCGGTCAGGAGCACACCACGCAGTGCGGCAGGAACAGGCACAGCGACCAGCACCACCGGGGCAGGCATCCCAACCCGGACTCCTCGACCGGCTACACGGTGATCCAGTGGATCGCCGGTGACCGCCGCGAGTACACCGGCGAGTGGCCCGGCCCGTGCGTCGAGACGCCTGGGTGCGTCCTGCACACCCGGCACAAGGGAAGGTGTGCGACGTGATCGAGATCATCGCGTTCCTGACCGCGCAGTACGACGAAGAGGAAGCCGCCGCGCGTGCGTCCGCCGAAGCCGACCCGGCGCCGTGGACCGCCTACGCCGTCGGCGAGCAGAGCACCGGCCTGGGAACCGGCCTGCGCAGCGGCCACGGCTACGGGTCCGTCTCCGCGGCCGACGACGTCGACCTGTGGGACTGCGAGGGCAGCAGCATGCTGTGCATGACGGCGCCGACGGCGCGGCACACCGCGATGCACGACCCGGCCCGGGTATTCGTCGAACTGGAAGTCAAGCGGGCTCGGCTCAAGCTGCATAGCCCCGACACACGCAGGATGCCGTCACGCTGCCTGGTGTGCCTGAGCGACCGGGCCGGACGCATGTCCGACGACTGGGAGCCGGACGTGTGGCCGTGCAAGACGGTCCTGTTGGACGCGGCCGTCTACGTCGGCCGACCCGGCTACCAGAAGGAGTGGATCATCGATGACGACTGACGTGGACGCGCGAACCCGGCTGCGGATGGCCCGGTACGGGGTTGCGGGCAACCCCGACGCCCTGAGGATCTACGAGCTGGCGAACGCAGCGCTGGCCGAGCAGGACGCCGAGATCTACCGGTTGAAGGATGCCCTGGCGGCTCTGGCGGACCAGGCCGTGCTGCACGCCACCGGAGCGCAGTGCGAGGTGATCATCGCGTCCGGGGTGGTGGACAACGAGACGCCTGGTACGATCTTGCGCTCGACCGATGACACGAGGAGCTGGGAGCTCACAGGCGGTGGGTGGCAGCTGAGGTGAGGATGGATACCAGCGAGGCCCGGACTACGGTCCGGGCCTTCGTCGTGCCTGGTGGCATATCATTGTCCGCAGTACGCTTGTCCCGAATCGACCTTGTCGTCAGCCGTCAGGAGATCTAGATCATGGGTAACTTCGGCAGTTTCCTCGCATCGGCCAAGCACCTGCTCAGCGAGATCACGGGCGAGGCGGCCCGCGCGGCCGAGGCGGCCCTGCTGAACCTGGAGTCCGAGGCCCAGAACGTGCGCAGCACGGTCGACGACCTGCTGGCGAAGGCCAAGTCCGACGCCGAGGCGGCGGTCGCCGCAGCCGAGCCCGAGGTCAAGTCGGCGGTCACCGCGCTGGTCGCCAATCTGGAGGCCGACCTGAAGGCCGCGCTCGCCCAGCTGGCCGTCCACGGTCTCTGATCCGCCGGTGGTAGCCACGATCAACGCGTTCTTCGCCTGGCCCGGCGGAGGCGTGTGGTCCAATCTGCTCGCCTCCGTCGTGTGGACCGTTCCGGCTCTGATCTGGCATCACAAGACGGTCATGAAGAAGCTGGACAGGCACCACGAGGAGACGATGCGAGAGGTGAGGTCGAAATGACGATCTGGTATCCGGACGTCTCCAACTACAACAAGTCCATGCCTCTCGAAGCGGGCACGGTCGCGGTGTGTGCGAAGGCGTCCGAAGGAACCGGCTACACGGACCCGTACTACGGGCACTTCAAGGCGGAGGCCGCCCGCGTCGGCGCAGTCTTCTTCGGGTATCACTTCCTGCACGCCGGGTACGGCGCGGCGCAGGCCGACCACTGCTTCGCCGTGACCGGCCCCGGCATCAACATCATGATCGACCAGGAGCCGACGGGGAGCAGCAACCCGAGCGTCCAGGACGCGGTCGACTTCGCCGTGCGCTACCGGCAGCATGGCGGGCTGTGCACCGTGGACTACCTGCCGAAGTGGTACTGGGGGCAGATCGGATCCCCGGCGCTCGCGCCGCTGCGCTCCTCGGGTCTGCACCTGGTCTCCAGCAGTTACGTCACCTACTCGGACAACGGCTCCGGCTGGCAGCCGTACGGCGGCTCGACCCCGGAGATCTGGCAGTACACCGACCGTCAGCCGTACTCCGGGCTGCTCGTGGACTTCAACGCCTACCGAGGGACCGTCGACCAGCTCAAGACGCTGCTCGGCTACACCTCCGTGGTGACTCCGCCTCCGCCGCCTCCGCCTCCGCCGCCCCCCGTCGTACCTCCAGGAGAGATCTTCATGGACCTCATCAGCGTCAGCCCCGACCCCACGCAGCCCGGATCCACCGGCACCACCGGGTTCTTCGGCGTGTACGAAGGCCTCGGAGTCGTCCACTTCGACCAGGCCACCTGGAAGGACTCCGGACCGGCTTACGTCACCCGGTACGGCCCGGTGAAGCCGGTCAGCCTGGACTACTACAACCGGGTGTCCGCCATGAGCGGAAAGACCGCGATCAGCCTCACCGACGCGCAGGTCGCCGCCCTCGGCGCGGCCATCGGCGCGGCCGTGAAGCTCCCGGCCTTCCCGACCACGGTCACCGGAACGTTCAAGTGAGCCGCTCGGACAGCACTCGAGAGCGCCGTCGCGGCAAGTACGGACGACTGCCCAACGACCCGAGTCGTCCGCGACTGCACTTGTCCCGCTCGCTGACCGGCGTCGTGCTCAGCTACCCGCCCGCCGACGACAACCTCGCCAGGCTCAGCGGGTGGCAGATGCTGGGCAACGACAGCCTCGGCGACTGCGTCGCCGTCACCTGGTCGAACCTGCGCAGGCTGACCACGGCCTGGCTGAGCAGCGAGGTCTACCCGCCGCTCTCCCAGGTGCTGAAGGTCTACGCCACGCAGAACCCAGGCGGCGGCGACAACGGCATGGACATCCAGACGCTGCTCGAGTACCTGGTGTCGACCGGAGGGCCTGACGGTGTCAAGGCGCTCGGCTTCGCCGCGGTCGACCACACCAACCCGGACGAGGTCAAGGCCGCAATCGCGATCTTCGGCGGCGTGTGGGTCGGCTTCGACGTGCTGGCGGCCAACGAGACCGAGTTCGACTCCAGCCAGCCGTGGGACTACGTTCCCGGCTCGCCCGATGTCGGCGGGCACAGCGTGCTGGTCGGCGGGTACGGCGCCGCTCCTCCGAGCAGCGCACCGCAGTTGGGCGCCGACGAGAAGTTCATCACCTGGGCCGAGGAGACGTCGTTCACCGACTCGTTCTGGTCTCACCAGGTCAGTGAGTGCTGGGTGGTCGTCTGGCCCGAGCACCTGGGCTCGAAGGAGTTTCTGGCCAGTGTCGATCTGGCGCAGCTCGCCGCCGACTACACCGACATCACCGGAAAGCCGTTCCCGGCGCCGGTACCGGCCCCGGCCCCGACTCCCGCGCCCACGCCGACGCCGCCCCCGCCGATCCCGACGCCTGTGCCGCCGCTGCCGCCGGTGCCGGTCCCGCCCGCGCCGCCGGTGCCCGTGCCCCCGGAGCCCAACGTCATCAAGTGGCTGATTCAGGCTCTGGAGCACCTGATCGCTGTCCTGAAGAAGATGCTTCCGTGACCGCATTCCAGCCGGGGGACGTCTGGGCGGTCGACGCCGTCGGGTTCGGACGCATCCCGATCATCATCGGGTCGTGGCTGGCCGGGCACCGCGCTCCGGTCGACCACGTCGTCACCGTCCACCACCAGGACAAGAACGGCGTGTGGTGGGGTATCGAAGGCCGTCCGTCCGGCGTCGGCTGGGTCGACATGTCCAGCTACTTCGCCACCCGCGCGCAGCTGCGCGCGGCACGCGGCAACTTCAGCCAGCCCCGGACGCTCGCGCAGCGGCAGGCCGTCTGCAAGCTGATGGAGGGCCTGCTCGGCACGAGCTACGACTGGGTCGGCGGAATCGTCGCCGACTTCGACGCGTCTCTGCACGCCGAGGATCTGGCCAAGATCGTCGACCGCTGGTGGGGCTGGAACGACGGAGTCTCCCGGCCGCCGCACGTGGTGTGCTCCAGCGCTGCAGCGTGGGCGTATGGCAAGCTCGGACTTGCGCACCCCGGCGGCGCGCAGGAGCTGGTTACGCCCGCCGACTGGTGGCGCTTCAACGGACAGTGGCAGTAGAGAGGAACAACCATCATGAGTGGCCAGTACACCGACGAGCAGTTGCACGTCGACATCGAGGCGAGCGGGCACACCGCGCCGCGGGTCACCCCCGAGCACATCGACGGGAAGATCTCCGGTGCGAAGTACTGGAACCCCGACGGCACGTCGCTGACGGTCTGCGTGCTGACGCTGGAGAACGGCTTCCAGGTGGTCGGCTACTCCGCCTCGGCCAGTGTGGACAACTTCGACGCGGAGATCGGTCGCAAGCTTGCCTATGACAAGGCCCGCGAGCACGTCTGGGCCCTAGAGGGATACCTGCTGCGCCAGCAGCTACACGAGGAGGAGCTATATCCGATGCAGCCTGTTCACCTCGGCGACGGCGGCACGGGGACGGACCTGTGACGACATCGCGCGGGGAGATCTCCCGCGGCGACGCGAGCCACCTCAACGAGCGGCTGGCCGGGAAGGTCTGGCTGGCCCAGAACCGGGGCGAGTGGCCGGTCACGCTGATGACCAGCGAGAGCCAGGTGGTCACCTGGCTGGCCAAGAATCCCAACGGTGCCGCCTGGGAGTACGTGATCACACCAGTGCGCCGAGTGCAGACGGTCAATCCGGTGCCGTTTCTGAAGGAGTTCGAACCGCCGACGGAGGCCACAGCCACATGACGGACGACCCGCGCATCGCCGAATTCGGGGTCTTCACACCCGAGCAGCAGCTCACCCCCGGCTACGGCGACCACTACCTGTTCTTCGTCGGCAGGGACGACGTGCACGGCATCCTGCTCGCGCTGCTCGCTGCTGAGACTCTCGGGCTGAAGCTGAACATGTTCGGCTACGACGACGACGAGCTGAACACCACGATCCTCGCGCTGATGGGAAACCCGAACGTGCGCGTGCAGGGCACCCTCGACAAGTCTCAGGCTGGCGGCGTGCACGAGCGAGCGATCCTCGCCCACGACGCGGCCAACGACCCGGAGTTCTTCAACTCGTTCGTGGTCGGCCAGTCGGCGACGCATCAGATCAGCCACACCAAGGGCGGCGTCCTGCTCGGCCAGGGCCTCGGATTCGAGGGCTCCACCAACTGGTCGGCCTCGGGCGAGGGCACCGGGATCAAGCTCGACCCGACGCAGAAGCCGAAGCCCGGCTTCAAGGCGCAGAACAACACGTTGATGGTGTCGGCCAACCCGGTGTTCCTGTCCAGGTTCGGCGCCCGGCTGGACGCCGAGCACATCACGGCTTTGCAGCAGGCGCACAAGACGTCATCCTGAGCACATGGTGAACCTGCTGGCCGAGTGGGCGCGGCGGATGGACCCCGAGGCGGTCGTCGAGAAGGCATCGGCCGTCTGGCGTCGGGAGGCCCGTCCGGAGCAGCGGCTGCCCGAAGGCGACTGGCGAGTCGTCTACTACCAGGGCGGCCGTGGCAGCGGGAAGACCCGGTCGGGATCCGCCGGACTTGCCGAGCTGATCGAAGCTGACATGGACTTCGATCCGCCCGGCGAGTACGGCATCATCGCACCCACCTACCGGGACGCCTGGACGGTGTGCGTCGAGGGCGAGGCCGGGATCCTGCGGGCGCTGGGCACCACGGCCGGTGAGGTCAAGCACGGCAAGTCCCAGTCGGTCGAATACGCCTACCGCAGCTACGGGGAGATCGGCCTGCGCAGCGGGCACGTGATCTACGTCGACTCGGCCGACGACGGCGCACTGCGCGTCCAGGGCAAGAACCTGCGGGCGGCGTGGGGCGACGAGATCGGCCTGTGGAAGCGCTGGCAGGTCGCCTGGGAGGAGTCGGTCCGGTTCGCCGTCCGTAAGGGCGTGTCAAAGATCATCGTCACCGGAACGCCGAAGGCCTCCCGTCCGGCCCGCAAGCTGGTGCGTCGGCTGATCCGCGCCGGACGCGGCGACGACGAGTTCAGCGACGGGCCGGTGATCGTGCGGAAGCTGCGCACGATCGACAACATCCTGAACCTGTCGGAGTCGTTCTTCCGATCGGTGGTCGGCGCGGCCAAGGGCACCCGGCTCGAGCGCCAGGAGCTCGAGGGCGAGCTGCTCGACGACGTCGCCAACGCGCTGTGGACGCGCGAGATGCTCGAGGAGGCGCAGAGCCCCGGCATCGGCGAACCGGGCGGTCCCGAGTACCTGACCTCGATCAAGATGGGCGTCGACCCGTCCGACGGCACCGAGGAGTCCGATGAGCAGGCGTACACCGTCGTCGGCCTCAACCCGATGCGGGACCAGATCTACGTCGTCGAGTCCTGGGGTGGGCAGGAGGCCCCGGCACCGTTCGCCCGCCGGTTCCTGATCCGTGCGGCACAGCTGGACGCCACCGTCGTCGTGGAGAAGAACCACGGCGGCGAGTGGATGATGCAGCTGATCGAGCAGATCCAGCGCGGCCTGCTCAAAGAGGGGGTCATCAAGAAGCGGGTGCGCGTGGAGAAGATCCACGCCAGCGAGTCCAAGCGCACCCGCGCCGAGCCGATCTCCGGGCTGTACGAACGCGGCATCGTCAAGCACTGCCAGAAGGTCAACCGCTTCCAGATGGTGGACCTGGACACCGGCGAACTGCAGTGGCGCGAGGAGACGGAGCGGTTCACCGAGCTGGAGGACCAGCAGGCCACCTTCACCGGTGCGCACGGCGAGCGGTCCCCCGACCGGCTCGACTCCCTCGTGTGGGCGGCCAGCCCGTTCCTGTCGCTGAGCTTCGGCCCGGTGCAGCGCGCGCTCGTGGCCAAGTGGGCGCGCAACGGCGGCCCGCTGGCGGACGCCGTGCCGCTCGAGCGCGAGCGCGGAGGCGACCCCATCGCCGCGCCGAACCCCGAGGACGACCGCCTCGCGGTGCCCCGGGGGGTGCGCCGCATGCAGCTCCAGCAGGCGGCTGCGGCGGGCGGCTTCGGAGACCTGGACGCCTGGGGTCCGCAGGACCCTGACGATGCACCCGAGCACGGGCGGCGCGGCAACGTGCGCTCGTGGTCGACCGACTCATCGCCGTTCTAACCTACCGGCGATATCCTGCAGACAGCGATCACCAGCGAGGAGAGCCGTGGCCAAGGCGCAGAGCAGTGCAGCAGCGTCGGATCCGCCAGCGTCCGGTTCGGCGAAGATCTACGCGTTCCCCGACATCAAGCCGTCCGCGAAGCGGGATCTGCTCGGCAAGGAGCTGGGCACGCAGTTCGACCTGGGCCAGCGGCTGTTCGCCTGGTACGGCGAGGGCGACGTCTTCGACTACGGCGAGTACACAGCCCGGGACATGAAGGCGATGTTCCGCCGTGACGGCATCTGCTCGGCCGTCGAGTCGGTGCTCACCCTGCCGATCCGCGAGGCCGCATTCTCGATCGAGCCCACCAAGGGCGACTCGGGCGAGACCGCGTTCGTGCGCAGCGTGATCATGACTCCGGACACCGAGGGCGGCATGGCGACCCCCGTGCACGAGCTGGTCGGGCAGGTCACCAGCGCGCAGATCTACCGACGGGCGTTCTTCGAGAAGATCTGGAAGGTCCGCGAGGACGACGGCAAGATCATATACGACAAGATCGCCTTCCGTCCGCCCGCCACCTGCCAGGCCCGGTACAACTCGCGCACCGCCGTCCCCAACGGATTCCGTCAACAGGTCTGGCTGTTCGGCGGCAACCTGATGCTCACCAAGGAGCAGAAGGTCCCCGGCTACGTCGACATCCCGAAGGTCCGCTCCTTCATCCACACCCACGGCAAGTACCGCGAGCCGCTGATCGGGGTGTCGGAGATGGACGTCAGCTACTGGGTGTATCAGACCAAGATGAAGCTGCTGTTCCTCTGGTACTACTTCCTGGAGAACCAGGCGATGCAGCGCATCATCGTCTACGGGTCCGACCAGCCCGAGGCCAACGCACACGCCGACGACATCGCCCAGCTGAAGGGCTCCGGCGTGGTCGGTCTCGTCCACCCGCCGGACGCCAAGAAGGCCTTCGAGGTCATCCCGCAGCCCACTGACGCCGGGAAGTTCTTCTCCGACGCCATGATGTTCCTGGAGGGCTGGCAGACGCAGAGCGTGCTCGCCGGATTCATGGGCCTGGTCGGCGGCGCGACCGCCGGGAAGGGCGCGTACTCGCTGTCCCAGGACCAGAGCGCGTTCTACCTCAAGTCCCGGCAGGCCGTCGCCAAGGAGATCGGCGAATCGCTGAGCTACGACGTCATCCGACCGCTGGTGATGCTGAACTTCGGACCCGGCGCGGCGTTCCCCACCTGGAAGTTCGGCCCGCTGCAGGACGAGCAGATGCAGGCGCTGCTCACTCTGTTCGGACAGCTGGCCGCCGCGCCCGCGCTGCACATCCCCGTGCCGGTGCTCGACCTGATCACCGAGCGGATGGCCTCGATCCTGCAGCTCGACCTCGACCAGGTGCACCAGGCTCTGGTGTCCACCGTCCAGCAGCGCTCCGAGCAGATGGCCGCCCAGCCGCCCCCGGGGATGCCCGCCTCGGCCGCCGCCGGGCTCGGCCAGGTGCAGGGCCTTGTCGGCGCGGCGCAGAACCTGACCAAGCAGGCCGCCCAGAAGCAGGGCGGCGTGCCCGAGGGGCTGCGCGGCGTGCCCGCCGGTCCTCCGGCGCCGCCGCCGCAGCCGTCCCGCCTCGGCGCGGGCGGCCAGAACCCGCCGCGGTCGCCGTGACCACCCCGACGACGCAGCAACCGCCGCAGCAACCGGTACAGCAACCGCCGCAGCAACCGAGCGATGACGACCTGGCGGCTGCGGCTGCGGCGGCGCTCGCTGTAGCGATCACCGTGGACGCGGCTTCGGCTGCGCTCGCGAAGCTGTACAGCCGGGCAGGTGTCGAGGGTCCGGCCCTGCAGGGTGCGTTGCAGATCGTCATGTCGATGCCACCCGAGGCGACCGGGATTGCCGGACCGGCGACCGCCCAGGTCTCCTACCTCAATCAGGTCAGGCGCGGGCAGATGGTCCTGTCGATCGGCCGACGGCTGACCGGCGACATGCGCAGCGCGCGCTCGAACGGCAAGAGCGCGCTCCGGGCGCTGCTCGACGGCGTGACGCGAGAACGGCGGTACTTCGGCATGCACCGGGACGCGATCTGGTCCCGCGCCAAGGCGGCCATGGCCGTCGACATGGCCGCGATGGAGCATGGGCTGCTGCTCGGCTGGATGACGCACCGGGACGACCGGGTCACGCCGGACTGCCTGGCGGCCGACGGGAAGAACTTCCGGGCCGACCAGATGCCGCTGATCGGCTTCCCCGGCACCGTGCACGCGAAGTGCCGGTGCACGCCGGTCGGGCCGTTCCCCGGCGCTCCGATGCTGCCGTCGGCGGGTGCTCCGGTGCCCGGCGCCCGGCTGCAGCGCCGACTCGGTCAACTGCTGGGAGGGTGACATGGGGGTCCCGCTGATCATCGCCGAGCCGACCGGCCTGTACCGCCGCGACCTGCGCCGGTTCACTTACGGCAGCCGCGGCACGCCCTGCCCCGGACGTGTGCAGGGGCAGTTCCCGATGGGGCACGACGCCACCGCGACGATCGAATACATCCCCGAGGCTGCGGCCGAGCTGGTCCACGGGGACAACTGGCCGCGCGAAGACGAGCGATGGCCGTCACAGTGCGAGAACTGCGACTACCACTTCGCCGACGCGGACGAGTGGCAGCGCAACGACCTCAAGATGTATCGCAGGCCGGACGGCTTCGAATTCGCACACTGGGGCAGCCTGGCCGCCGTCCCGCCCGGCACCATGTGGCGGCTTCCGTGGGCTGACGCGCACTTCTCCGTCCGCCATCCGCAGCACGTCGAGTCATGGTGCGTCGCCCTGCCGGACGGCGGTCAATGGATCACCAGCCAGGGCGCGTCCGGAGGCGGGTTCTGGACGGTCAACGGCACTCCGCCTGCGATCGACGTCAATCCGTCAATCTGGCACAGCCAGCCCGACGGCTGGCACGGGTTCATCCGCAACGGAGAAATGGTGGATGCATGATGGGCAGACTGACCACCGACCCGAACGACCCGGAGCTCACGCATGGCAACGACGAGGAGCCGGTACCGCAGGCCTCCGCGTACCTGGTGCTGAGCGAGGAGGAGCGCGCCAAGGGCTTCGTCCGGCCGGTGCGGCGAAGCTACGTGCACACCGGCGCAGAGCCCCCGTGCGGCACCCTCACGACGATGAGCACGGCCCTGGCTGAGACGTACGCGCGCAACCCGAAGTTCTACGGCGGCACCTACTGCTGCGGCTGCCATAAGCACCGCCCGGTGGAAGAGTTCGTCTGGGACGGCACGAGCGAGAAGGTGGGCAGCTGACATGACGTTCGCGCGCAAGAACGCGGTCCCTCTGTCCCAGATGAAGGAGCGCACCGCCAGCGGCATGCGCGCCCTGGCAGGGAAGATCGACGAGGAGCTTCCCGGCATGGCCGCGCCGCAGCACCTGCGCGACGCGGCGCGCGCGCTGGAGTCCGGCAACCACACGGGCGCGAAGCGCCACCTGCAAGCCGCGATGCACACCATGGCTCCGCTGTCGCTGATGCGCCACGGCATCCTCGACGACGACGGCCACGCCAAGGCCAAGGTCAACATGGACCTGATCAACCGGCACCACATGCTGGTCAGTGACCTGGAGGACGGCGAGGCGCACAACCAAGGTCTGCGCGCCACACCGGCCACCTTCACCCAGCCGGGCAACCTGCCGATGGGTGATTCCATGAACCCTCTGAAGCTCCCCGGCGCCGCCGGTCCCGACGGCGGACCCGGCGTGCCCAAGACGGTGCGCGCCGCGATGGTGCCCGCCCCGGCGCAGAACACCGGCACCGATCGGGCGATGGCCGGTGGCCCGAAGGCGCCGAGCGGGAAGGAGCGCCAGCTGCCGGGACGTCCGATGCCGCAGGCGGTGCTGTCCTGGGACGACATCGATCGGATGATCGAGCTGTCCGCGCAGACGGCCCGACTGGCGGCCACACCAGCCCCGCGCGGGCGGCCGGGCGGTCCCGGTCTGTACGACGTCGAGGGCATGGGCCACACCGCCTACCTCCAGCAAATCGTCAAGGCGCTGATCCGCAAGCGTGGGATGGACCCCGGCAAGGCGTACGCCATCGCCCGCGGTGCGATCCGCCGCTGGTCGTCCGGCGGCGGCAAGGTGCACCCCGAGGTGCGCGCAGCGAGCGCGGCGGCTGAAGGCGGGGAGCTGACCCGGCAGGCACGCGCGAAGGCCGTCCACGGCCACACCGCGGATTCGTGGGCGGGAGTAGTGGAGCTGGTGGGGGCCGCGGCTGAAATGCGCGACTCCCACGGCAAGTGGCAGGCAGGATCGGCTGAGCGCGCCGTCGACCCCCAGTACGGCGGCGGCACGGTGCACGTGGCCACGATCAACGGCCAGCCGATCAAGGGTGACGCGCACGAGTTCCAGACCCCGCAGCGTGCCACGGCCCATGCGCAGCAGGTCATTGATTCACACGGCGCCGAGCTCTCGGGGCGTGTCGGCAAGCGTCCCGGCCCGTCGAAGCCGAGCACGGTCACGACCGAGAAGGTCGGCGGACTGCACTACGCAGTGGTCAACGGCAAGCGTGTCGGTCTGCCGTACCGCAATCCGGGCATGGCGATCCGACAGGCCAGCCAGCAGGAACACACCGCCGATTCGTGGGCTGGCGTGGTCGAGCTGGTCGGCACCGCGGCCGGGGCGGCCCTGGATCCCAGGGCCGTCAACGGCCAGTTTGGTTCCGGAGGCGCGGCGGCGGGCGCCGCGCAGATGAGTCCCCAGCAGAAGGCCGCGAAGAAGCAGGCCCTGCTGGCTCAGGCCGCCCAGCTCAGGGCGATGGCCGTTGCGTACACGAAGATGCTCGCGGCGCTCACGACCGCGAAGAAGACCACCGCCAAAAAGCAGACGGCGGCGGCTGCGGCGGCCAAGGCGACCAAGGCGGCGACGGCCGCCGCGACTAAGGCCGGGTCGACGGGCAAGACGGCGTCCAGCACTCCGGCGAAGAAGACCGTGGCGGCGAAGACCCCGGCTACCATCGCGCATTCCACGTTCAAGGCCAAGACGGCTGGAATGAGCAAGGCGCAGCAGGTCGGATGGCTGAGGCAGGCGATCAAGGGCGCGCTCGCGCAGGCGGCGGCACTGACCAAGCAGGCGGCAGCGCTGTGACCGGGCCGGGCGAGGCGGGTACGAGCATCAGCGGCCAGCTGCACAAGCTGCCGCCGGTCCCGGACAACCCGACCGCGGTGGCGATGTTCACCGCGCACCGGATCAACGACATCGCAGACGAGCTGGCGCACGCCAAGGAACGCATGAAGGTCATGTGCAGCACCGGCGGAGAGCTGCGGCACTACAACAACCTGCACCTCGCCAACCACATCAACATCACTCTGGACCAGGCGAACCAGCTGAAGGAGAACATGCTGGCGCACTACCCGGCCGAGTCGGACGAGTGGCGGATGCTGGCGCGGGTGATGAACCTGGCGAACGAGATCGGGATGGCCACCGGGTACAAGCTGAATCCGCGTTCCGGCATGATCTCCCTCGACCTGCCGTCCGGCACTATCGCTCCCGTTCCCGGCGGCGTGGACGACCACCACATCACGGTGGTGTACCTCGGGCCCGACGTGGACGACGACGCGTTAGCCGAGGCGTGCGACCGGGCGCAGAAGGCGGCGGCTGCGGTTCCCGGCCCGTTGAAGGGATCGGTCGGCGGGATCGGATCGTTCCCGCCGGGTAGCGACGGGATGCCCGTGTGGGCCGGTGTCGACCTGCCCGGGGCGGACTCGATCCGCCAAGGACTGGCGGACCTGTCGGCCAGTGAACACAAGGACTGGAAGTCGCACGTCACCCTGGCGTACGTGAAGCCCGGCGAGCCGTTCCCGGCCCCGGTGCCACAGACCCCGGTGATCATCACACATCTGTCGGTGCATCGCGGCAAGGACGTGGTCCGGTTCCCGCTCGGCGGTGGCGATGTGCAGATGTGCATCAGTGACCAGCGGGTGATGGACCTGGCGAAGTCGGTGAGCCCGGCGGCCAAGGCGTCCTCGTTCGCGCACCTGCTCCAGACGATCCTGTACGACGCCGCGCACGCCCAGCGGCACACCGAAGCGATGCTCAACGACACGGACGACGCGTGTTGGCAGTTCGACGCCGACCACGCCGAGAAGCATCTGCAGGGCACCTACGAGCACGCGCAGAAGCTCACCCAGCACGTCCTCGACAACTACCCGGCCGAAGCCAAGTGGCTCAGGGAGCTGATGGACGGGGAGCAGGATCTGTCGACCATCTCCGGACAAGCACTGGACCTGGCGCATGACAGCTGGAAGCACCAGCCCCGGGACGCGCACGGCCGGTTCACGCGGACGTACAGCGCGGCCACGGTGGGCAGGCCGACGCGGGTACCGGCGGAGCAGGCACCCGCAGCGCCCAGCCCCGCCGCCGTGCCATCCAGGCTCCCCGAGCCAGCGCAGAGCAGCACGCCCCTGGCCGGTAACCCGGCATCGCTGCAGGCGGTCGCGAGGGCCGCCATCCACTCCCGGGTGTACACCGACATCGAGATCGGCAAGGCGATGGAGGAGATCGAAGAGCTGAAGCAGGAGGCCGTGAAGCAGGAGCGGACCGAGCCGAGGGCGACGCTGGCGGTCCACCTCGGATTCATCGCCGTCGGCGTGATAGTCGCAGCGCTCACCGCCGGGATGGCCATGCCGCTGGTGGGGATCCTGGCGACGACTACGTTCCCGCTCATCGCCTCCGAGCTGGCCGAGTTCCATGTCATCGGCCGAGGCCGGGGTATGAAGGCGCTTGCATTCCCGGTGCAGGTCACCAAGGGTGCGATCGGCATCATCAAGGGCGCGGCACACGGTGCGGTGACTGCGGCCAAGGCTCAGAAAATCCCCATCCAGATGTCCTCCGATGCCGGTACCGTGCTCGGGAAGGTGCACACCCTGGTAGTCCAGGGCCTGGTCAAGGGAGGCCTCACCCCCGAGATGGCGAACCAGACCGCTGCGGCGATGGTCCAGCAGTGGGTGCAGGTCGACGGCTGGCGCCTGTCGGCTGCGGCGAACAGCGACAACATCTCCGGGCAGCTCGATCATGTCCGGTGACTCGATCAGCCGCCAGGCCGTCGAGCTGGGCAGCTGGCAGGACGCCTGGATGCACGAGATGCGCGGCGCGCACGGCCAGTGGGTCCGAGGCGCTGGAGAAGCGTCGCCGTCTCCGCACGTCCAGGGCGGCAGCGTCGACTATCAGGTGCCGCCGCACAGCAGGCTGATCAACCCGCGCTCGCCGATCCCCGACCCGGCCGACCATCCGTTCTTCAAGGAACACCCGATGAAGGCCGCCAACGTCCTGCACGCCTACTCGATGGCCAACGAGGGGCAGAAGGAGCAGGGCATGCGCTGGTACGCCGACGCCGGGCTGGTGGCCGGTGCCATCGCGCATGGAGACCAGTACAAGGGCGCCGGGCTGCTCTCGGCCTACTCGCCGCAGACGTCATGGCCGGTCAACATGTTCAACGCCGCGCGCTCGGTCGAACTCGGCCGTCCTATCGGCCCGCACGAGGGCGCGACCGTGATGCAGTCGCACGCCAACGCCGCTCAGAAGATCTTCGACGGCAAGAGCTTCGACGAGGCGCTGCCAGCGCCCAAGACCAACGCCTTCGCCCGGCTGATCGAGAACAAGGGGCAGGACGACCCGAACGACCCGTACGGCGAGGTGGTGATCGACCGGCACGCCCTGTCCGTGGCGGCCGGTGAACGGCTCAGCGACAAGGACAAGCCACCGATCGGCGATGACCGGTACTACCAGGTGGTAGCCGACGAGTACCGCAAGGCAGCGATCGAGGCCAGCAAGCGCGAGGGCCGTACGATCACACCAAGCCAGATGCAGGCGATCACCTGGCTGGTCCAGCAACAGGCGAACGAGGCCCAGGACGCCGCCGTCACGGACCCGAAGTTGAAGGGGATGGCGAAGGGCCGGGGCACCCGCACCGCCAACGCGTGGAAGACCTGGATCGCACACGCGCAGCAGCAGAACATCGCCACGGCGTCCGGCACCACGGCGCTGTCGATGGAGTTGGACTTCGGCTGGGAGGACCAACTCCGGGACGCGCACGGCCGGTGGTCCACGTCCGGCGGCGTGATGGCTCCGCACGTCGACCCGATGGGCTTCTCGCTCGATCCGAAAACGGGGAAGGCGCCGACCGGAGGATTCATGGTCGCGTTGCCGGGCCACACGCACCAGTACCCCGACACGATCATGAAGGACGAGAAGCAGCTTGCCGACGCCATCGACAAGTTCCTGATGTCCGAGCGGGAGGCCTTCAAGCGACCCGGCGTCCACCTCGGCGGATGGGTCAGCGACGGTAAGCTGTGGTTGGACCCGTCGGAGAACATCGCCGATCGCACCGAGGCGATCGGCGCGGGCAAGAGCCGGGACCAGCTCGCTATCTGGGATGTGGCAGGAGGTCAGGAAATTGACACAGGCGGAACAGGCGGCGGCGTCACCGAGCACTCCTCGCCGGGAGTTTCTGAGCATCCCTCCTGGCTACGCCGATATGCCCGAGCCCGAGCGGAAGGCCGCGGCCCTGCAGCTGGCTCGGGAATTACGGAGCAGGCAGCCCGAATCGACCTCGCCGGAGAGCGGCGAAACGACTGGCGTCGAGAACTGGTAGACCGCCTCGGCGTCCCTCCGGATCAACGAGCTCATGAGAGGCAGGTGCTGTCTTGCCTGCCAGGCGGTACCATGCCCCCAGAGACGATCTCTGCGCAAGCGCGCACGGGAGGATAGGCCACATGGCGACGTACGCCGGAGCCCCACCGGGATCAGGAGCCAACTTCGACAAGCTGTCGGGTGCCCTGGCAGCACGCGGCGCGCACAATCCCGACGCACTGGCCGCGTACATCGGCCGGAAGAAGTACGGGCGCAAGGGCATGGCGAAGCTGGCGCAGGCGGGCCAGTCGCACAGCAACACCCTCGGTCTCGCCTCGGAAGAGGGCGGCTACGAGCACAGCCACGTCGTGACCCACCGTCATGACTTCGCGTCGCTCGCGCACACGCACACCGGCACCGGGGACGGATACACGGCCGGTGGCCAGATGAACGACGGCCGATCCTCATCGAGCGGCGTCCCCGGCTTCGAGAGCGGATCGTCCAAGCTGCGCACCCCGCAGCTCGGCAGCCAGAAGTCGACCGGGTTCCAGGCCCAGCGCCTCGGCGTCGGGTCGCGGACCGGCAACTACGGGTCCATGTCCAACACCGGCGGTCAGGCGGTCGGCCTGTCCCGGCGGATGCCCGTGACCAGTCCGTGGGACGTGCTGATCAGCCGCGGGTCCGACGGCAGCGCGCAGGTGCGGCACCGCCGCGGCGGCGTGGACATCGGATCGATCAAGCGGCAGGGCGACGGCAGCTGGGCGGCCACCCCCGACGGCGGCAACACGCTGATCGGGCACACGCACCAGCGGGCCGCGCTCATGGAGCTGCTCGGCACCTGGAACCGCGGGTCGACCACGTTCGACCGTTCCACATCCGCGGTCCCCTACGCGCAGCCCCCGCAGCAGACGCCGCTGATGGAGAAGTTCGGCGTCCCGGCGATCAGCGCGCTGGCCACCCCGACGGTGTCGGCCGGAGACGGCCCGCGGGTCACCAAGTCCGGCAGCGGAGACACCTCCGGAGCTGACAACATGGACGGCCTGACGCCGAAGGGCAAGGCGATCTACGCCAAGCTGAAGGGCCGTGGCTTCCCGGCTGAGCGCGCCCTCGCGTTCGCCAAGCGGGCCCAGAATATGGGCGCCAAGTGACCACGGCCGTCCTGACTCCGTTCACCGGCGCTCGCGCCGTCGAACTCAGCGGCCGTGTGTGGCGTAAGCGCGTTCTGCCCGTCGGCGACGTCGACTACAAGGGCCGGACGCTGCACTTCACCCGTGACTACCTGGCCGGGCTGGCTCAGTCGTTCCGTGAGCGCGCCTATGACCAGGTGCCGTTCCAGCTGGCTGGGAACGACAACAGCCACACCAACGACGTCGAGCGGTTCGGCGGCGAGGTCACCTCGTTCGATCTGGAGCCTGACGGGCTGTACATCAAGCTCGCGGCCACCGAGCGCGGCGAGAAGGTCCTGAAGGAGAACCCGAACCTCGGGGTGTCCGCCAGGATCGTGGAGGACTACGCGCGCAGTGACGGCAAGTTCTTCACCGCCGCCGTCCAGCACGTGCTCGGCACTCTCGATCCGCGCATTCCCGGACTCGGCGGCTGGCAGGCGGTCGAGGCGTCCAACGACGTCGAGACGGTTCTGGATCTTTCAACATTCAGTTTCACGGGCGAGGAGAAGACAGTGTCTGGTGAGCAGTTCACTGCTGAGGAGCGCGGACAGCTCGCGAAGCTGCTGCAGCTCCCCGAAGACAAGATCGACGCTCTCGTGGCACTCGCCGGTTCAGACCTCGGTCTGCTGACCGGCGACGGCAGCGAGGAGCTGAGCGACGAGGAGCTGGCGCAGCTCATCGCCGACATGCCTGCCGACGAGCTGGCCGAACTTCAGGCCGAGTTCGAGGGCGAGGTGGCCGCCATGGCCCCCGGCCTGTCCAACCAGGCCGCGATGGCGATCGAGATGGCCAACGTCCGCGCCGACGAGAACGCGCGGCAGCTCTCGGTGATCACCACCGAGCTGGACGGCCAGCGGTACGAGGCCGAGAGGGCCCGGCTCGTGCGCGACTCCGGCGTCCCGCCGTTCATCGTGGAGCTGGCCAGGCCGCTGCTGGAGGGGACGGGCCACACCGTCGACCTCTCGAACGGCAAGGCGGTCGACGCCGGGCAGATCATGCGCAAGGTGCTCTCCGAGTACGCCAAGGCCGCCAAGATGATGGATCTGTCGGTCGAGATGGGCTCGGCGATGGACGAGCCCGACCAGCAGGGCGTCGCGCAGCAGGAACGCGACGACGTCGTGTCCCGTGCCCGCGCGCAGATGTTCGGCGGGTGACCCGATGCCGCGCTACGTCGTGACCGTGGCAACTACGGTCGCCGGTTCGGGCTACGGCCAGCCTCCGCGTGTGATCCACACGCGCGAGGTGTTGGAGCTCAGCGCCGCTGAGGTCACGGCGATCGGCGGGGGCAACCTGCGCGCGGTGTCCACGGCGACGACACGCGAGTCGAGCGGCGAATCGTTCGCCGTGAGCAACGGAGTCTGAGGAGGCTGAGCCGATGACCGCGGTTCTCCCGCACTACAAGCAAGGGCCGATGAACAAGCAGGTGTCCACGCTTGTCATCGGCGGGATGATCGTCTGCCCGACGACCATCGGATCGGCCACCGACCTGACCGTCGCGCCCTGCTCGGCCGCCAACACCAGGTACTACCTGGGCGTGGCGGGCAAGGATGCCAACACCATCGCGGTGCAGACCGGCGCGGCGAACACCTACGGCCAGCCCGCGATCGACATCAGCGTGCTGGACGACTACACCGCCGTCTACTACGGCATGGTGGACATCTGGGTGTGGTACCAGGGCGTGGTGTCCGAGGGTGACCTGCTGGTCATCAGTGGCACCACGAACGGAACGGTGGTGTTCAACAACGCCGCCACCGACCCGAACAAGATCGTTGGCAAGTGCACCCACCCCGGCGGGATCACGGCCGGAATGCTCGCCGCCAACACGCTCATCGGCGGCAGCACCTACTTCCTGGGCCGGGCCCGGATCTACTGAGAGAGGGGTGACTATCGATGCCGACTGGTGCGCGCGGTTACTCGGATTCACCGAGGATCACCGTCAATGAGCTACTGAAGGATCCGCTGGTCATCCCGGCGCTGATCCTGGACATCACGCAGAACGAGTTCATCGTGGACTCGGTGCTGCGCAACGGCGGTGCCGCACCGAGCGGCGCGGTCCGGTACTCGGAGTCGACGCCGCTGTACGCGGACGACTACCCCGAGGTCCGGCCCGAGTTCGGTGAGGTCCCTGTCGTGCCGACCTCCATCGGCATCCCGCGCGTGGTGTTCACCCACGAGCGCGCGATGGCGATCATGGTCTCCGACGAGATGCGCCGCCGTCAGACCATCGACCCGGTGACCCGCCAGCTGCTGCAGGTCAAGAACACGATGGTCTAC